AACTTACGTAGTTTATCTCTAGCAGTAAGTGGTATGTTGTCTGACCCATTACGGGTGTGGTAACCACCTTTAGCACCTGGGTAAAGATTAGTATTGCTTAGTCGGTCACGCATTTCTAGCTTAACGAAGTTGTCTTCAAGCAAGCCATCAACAATTACCATGATGCAGTCGGAAAGGTCTTCTGTACGGATAGGTCCAAAATCTTGTTTGCGCACTCGACCATTGACTTCTTGTAGGAACTTAAGCTCCTGTTCCAATAAGCTACTACCATCGGGACCGTAGTTATCACGGTATGAGTGGATCCAATTCATACCAATTGCAGACTTGAAACGTTCTGCTCTGTGCATATTGCTTTGCGCAGTAAACTTCTCTTCACGAATGACAACCTTATGTGGAGGATTCACTTGCTTTAGACGTTTCTTTAGCCTAGGCAGCGTTACAAATGCACCGTACTGGTCAAATGAAAATACCTTAGTTGTACGGAAATCGCATAGCGTACGTACAAGTTCTTCTTCAATCTCTTCATAATCAAGCTGATGCTCATCGTAATCTTCTGGGTTCCAGACTTTCATCCAGTCAATAATAACGTGATACCATTCTTCACCATCTTCTAGGTCAGGTATCTTCTCAACGTGTCCAATCATCGCTGCGGTGTTTGCACCACTCTTTGATGGGTCACAGTGACCGTTATAAATTATGCTAAATTTACCTTCGTATTGTTGTTCAAGGATCCTGGTCTCGCCTTCGGCATCTACAAATGGTTCAAACATACGCTCAACCATTTTAGGATTAAGATAAGCATTGGTAACTTCAGCCCATTGGGAAAGACGTTCTACCTTAAATGCATCAGGTTCACGTTTCTCTAAACGCTTCATAGCATCATCATATGTCTGAGGAGCGCCACGGAATTCAAAACCACCAGTGGCACGTGGATCATCCCAATCTTCGTAAGGTCCCCACGATGGTAGCTGTGCCATCATCATGTCAGGATAAGCTGGTGTATCTGTTTCTGCGTCCCGCTCAATAGCTGATTCATATAGGCTATATGCTTTACCAACTTTAGTAAACGGCGATGTTGGGATATAAATAAACCCATCTTTACCAAATTGGTCCAATGCAGGAGTAATAGCATTGTATACTTCTTCACTTGTACGTGAGCCACCCGTACCCACTAGCATGTGTGCAAACTCATCAAACATAACGCCGAATGCAGCGGCTCCACGACTAGCCTTAGAGTTACTTGTTACTGCCATATTTCTAACACTGGCAATTAATCGACTAGGACGAATGCCTCTGGCTTCAAAGGCAGCAATTCTTCTAAGGTCTGCTGGTGTGCGCAGAGCAACAAAGTGTTCTTTAGCATCAGCAATATATGGTTGAAAGCATGGAGCATCAATGATAGTGTTGGCAAGGTCAGCAAATTGAAATTGCTTGGCCTGTTGAATGTTGGTAGCCACACAGAACATATACATGTCTTTTGACTTATCGATTCCATAGTGGTACTGAGGATCATCTAGCATAAGCAGACCCCAGTTAATATAAGCACCGATGATACCACCGATGTGGCCTTTACCACCACGACGGCCAGTGATGTTCACCACTTCACGGAAATGCTTATACCCATTAGCTTTAAGATAATTGACACGATCCCAGATATCTGGAGAGATACCTATGCTAGTGCCGTTGCGATCAAAACCCTTTGTCCATTCATCTATAACTTCTAGATCATAGTCAGTCATATGCTCTGTTTCTAGGCATATAAGGCGAAGTAGGGTCTTTTGACGAGGATATAACCTACGCCCTAGGAACTCACGATGCTCAGCAAACGTGACAATGTCAGGGAGATCAGGCGTTTCAATTAAGCTTTTCTTAGCTATCTCGAAGAAATCCTGTTGTCCCTTAAGAATATTAGCATTACTATTTTTGGTTACTTTTGCCATTAATTACTTAGTATACCATTGCTGTGATTAAATGCATCATTAGCGACTGATTTGTAATGGTCTTCATCATCACCAGTCTCCGCATTAACGTTATGTTTACCCATAATACCATTAATTAAAAAACGGCAATGTTCATGTTTGCCAATTCCTTCACGCATAATATCTTTTTTATCTGGATCATATGTATTCATAAGTCTACGGTTTAATTGTCCTATAGCCTCTTGATGACGACCATACATATCAGCATAGTGATCCATGAATGCACGGCTCATTGAACCAAATTCATTGCCCATAGCTTGATTGAATTCACGTTCATTAGCAATAGCATAACGCTCAGACCAGTTCATTATTTACCAGTCTGAATCTAGATCACTGTAATCATTGCGCCAGTCACTGTCATCAAACAACACATTGCCATGCTTACTTTGCATCATAGCACGAAAAGAAGCCTCAGTCTTTTCGTTAGCATAACGTTCATCAAAAGAAGAATTTTTTTCAACAGCATCTTTGTTTTTGTAGTCTTGTATTTGACTAGGTGACATAAATCCAGTAGCATTGTATGCTTCATCAGAGCCTGTAGCAGGAGCAGGCTTATTTCTATTTTTTTTAATAGTTTTTACCAACCCAGTTATAGCAGCTGCTTCAGCAGCAACAGCAGGGACTACTGTGGGAAGGTGAGTTACAACGTTGTGTGCCATGTCTGCAAGACTAGCTTCTTTTTTCTTACCGTCATGGCTCTCAGCAATGCCAGCTGCCCATGATGCACCAGCGTCTCCACCCCATGCATACCATGCAACCTTGCCTGGGCTTGGCTTATTCCAATCTTTACCTTGCTTGTCTACACGGTGACGTGAAAAGAATGAGTGCATGCGCTTAATAGTACTTAAGCTAACTGCCTCACCATTAGCGAGTTGGTGAGCACGACCACGGCCTACGCCTGTAAATCCACTACCAGCGTGTCCTTCTTCAATCCACTTGAGTGCCTTACGAGCAGCAGATTGTACTCCCTTTGGAGGGGTAAAGGTTTTGCCTTCTTCTTTAGCATATCTTTCATTGAATGACATCATTCACCAGACTTTAATACATCGTGACAATCTTTGCAGATTTTACCAAATGTTTTATTGATAGGTCGATTAGACTTTTTAGATTCATCCATAACAATATCGCAACGACCACAGTGTTCTGTTTCTTTACGCGAGACACCGTTATTGGTCGAAAGTGTTGGATAATATTTCCATTTATTCTCTTGAACATTTTTAGTAATGGCAGAAGTTATAACCATATCCCTTTTATTGCATGCTCTATTCCTACATACAGAACCATTGCTACCATGTTCTTGCATTTTACCTCCGCAGCCTTCACATCTAGGGCCACCTTCAGTTAGTGGAGTATCATTATCTACAACACGAAAGTGTTCTTCTTGCCCCCATGGTTTAACAGAACCTAAATAATGTGTATATTCTATCCTGGCACAAGTTTTTCCACCACAAGTAGGTTTCTTGTTAAATCCATATCCTACAGCTGGTCTTCCACAAGTGGTTCTTCCACCAGTGGCTGCAGCAGATTCGTATGATACTCCATTGGGAGACATACACTTTTCACCTTCATCAGCATCTGCTGTACGGAAATTTAGGCTATTGTATTGTTCTTCAGCTCTTGAGATTTTACGCATTTTTTTGTTCCTTTTTAAGGGATTCTATACTACCTTGGTGCATTTTACGTACTCTTTTAATGGTTTCTGCATGGTCTTGGTCAACAGATTTGCCTGTTTCGTCCTTATTTCCTGCCTCAATCTTGTCAAGATGCTTACAAAACCCGCATTCTTTACCCTTTGTACAAGGAGAAGCTTTTGAGTAATCAATACCACTTTCGCCTACCGTGGCGTAACGTAGGTTCCAATCCATTAGAGGGACCCCTTCTTTTTATTAAATTCTATTTGCTTAAGCAAAACATCTGCAGAGGCACGAGCATCATCAAGCGCTTTGTGTCCACCTGGGTCTACACCATAGTGCTGACATAGGTTAGTCAAGCTACGGCTGCGGTATTGTGGGTGGTTACTTGGATATCCTGGGTCAATGGCTCTATCGTGTTCAATAACATCAATCATCTTTGCTGAACTTGGATTAAATCCACTTGAGTGCAATGGCATACCATTGTTATACTTCATATAGGTGTTCTTTAGCAGACCCATGTCATAATTCTTGTGGTTAGCACCAACAATAACTGCACCTTGTTTTTGATAATCACTCAATAAGTTAGCAATCTTATTGATACCAATTTTTGGATCAAGCGCAGGCATGTAAAACCCATTTGGTTCCATCTTAAAGTAATGACCATTGTGACTAGCTTCTAAATTCTCCGCAGACCATCCATGCACTGCTTGTGCAGCAGGGTTTATTTTTTGTTGAGGCTTTACAAGAAAGTGTTGATTCTCTTCTGGTCGGTGTACACCATCACGATAAACAACAAGACCATAAGAAATCGGTTCATCTAAATCTTCTTTTTTAATATCTCTCTTTTGATATTTATCATAACCTATTTTAGTATTAAGGCCAGTTGATTCAGTATCGAATGCAACCATCAGCTTAGGTACTTCGAAGTGCTTAGTTAGATCTTTAGGTGTATCAAGCGATCCAATACGGAAAAAACTTTTTAGTTTAGAATTAAACATTAGTTTTCCTCTTCATATAATTCGTGCTTGTATCCAGATGGAATGAAATGACTCTCACCAATATTGATAAGAGCATTCTGCTTCCTTCTTTGTGACACATAATCTTTCAAAGTATTTGCAAACATATGGCCATATTGATTCTTTGTGAGCAAGTGATTTACTTTTTGACTGTAATCATCAGGAGAAAGAATTGCTTCTGGGTCATGGATGCTTTTGCCTACGTGTGGTTTAAGCGATGGATCTAGCTTAGAACATTCGTTCATTACCCATTCATTAGCACGACGACGCCATGGAGCATCAACGTACCCATCACCACCATTATCAAACGATGGCTTAGCTTTCAATGACATGTGATGGCCAAACAGTTCTGAAACTAATCCATTGAATGCTTCAGAGTTGTCATCGATCAATTTTTTGTTATTGCTCATCTGTTCTGTATTGTGAGCAACGATAGTAGAGTTGTTAGACATGTTCTCTTTGTAATCATCTTGATAACGCAGTGCTTCATCAACTGCTTTCAAGTGGTTACCACCGTTGTTTTTTAGAGCAGCTTCATAATCTTCAACTGGTATGCCACGGTTAGATGCATCAATTACATTTTTGTGAGGAGCACCAGCGTTTCGTACACGCTTGTATGTGGCCTTATCAAATGTATCTGGATCAATATCTAGGCTTCTAGCTTCAGCATACTCGTCTGTGGTTGGTTCTACGCTAACCGTTTCTCCAACTGAATTGAACGTTGGCCTGATAGAATCCATTGCATCAACGTGAGACAATCCTCTTTTTCTACCCATGGAGTAATCACTTAGGTTAAGTCCCTTTGAGTGGACCTCATTAGCTTCTTCGTGAGAAGCACCATTGCCTCTTGCATTAGCATAATTAGAAACGTGTGGGTCCCACATGTATGTAGATTTAATATGAACCTTTTTTACAGGGTTGTATACCATTTCTTCTACAGGGACTGGCTTGACAGATCCTCTATCCCATGAGCTAGCATCCATTACTTCATTGTGAGTAGCACCTTGGTATCTAGCATTAAAATAATCGTTAGAGTTTAAATTCTTAGTTTCGTTAATGTCATTGACTTCGCTACCAGACATGCCAAGATCTTTAATTTTCTCAGCAGGAGACATGTAGACGTGCTTCGGGTATTCGAAGTCCTCTTCATTATTCTCATTGTGAGAGCCACTGATCTTGTCTGCCATGATAGTTTACTGTCCTGGAAGAATAAGCTTTTTGTTAGGCAGCTTCAATGCCTTACGCTTCATGTCGTAGTAATCGTCAGCAACACCCTTACCAGTCTCGTAACGGTTTTGCTCATTGTTGAACTCGCTGCCATCAATACGACCTACAATAGTAATCGTTGGAGGTGTAGGCTTTTGACTAATACCTGGGAGAACCCAGTCGACAACGACCTGAAATCCAAGAGCATGGAACTTCTCGTCTGCTTCACTCTTTAGAGACGTGAGGTTTTCAAAGCTACCTTTACGGTTACCATACTTAGCCTGTAGTTCTTGAAGTAGCTTCCATACTCCCATGAGTTCAGATTCCATAAGCTCGATAGGTTGTTCTTTACCAAGCTCTTCTTCTTCACGCTTCTGTTGTGCAAGGAATGCATTGACTTGAGCAATCTGCTCAGGCGTCTGCTTTACATCTTCAGGGCGGATACCACCAATTTCATTTGGGTCTGTAATGGCCATTGTCTTCTTTCTTTATTTATTAATCGTTGTAAGCGTTGTCAGCTGACTGTGAACGTCTACGTTCTTCAATGTTAGCCTTACATTCCTTATCATCGCTACACTTCTTGCCACACTTTTCGCAAGTTTTTGACTTTTTTGCAGCTTCGAGCTTTGCTTTAGCATTGCGTAGGCTAGCTTGACGTGGTGCTTCACCGTCTTCTTCGTCATCCTTACGCTTGCCTGGTGTGTTTACCCAGTTCTTGTACTTGTCAAGCAACTTTTTGCCACCAAAACCAGCAGCAGCAGCTTCACCTAAAAGTTGAACGGTTGCATCACCTTTCATTGATTGGTTAGTATTCTGGCGTGCTTGGTCCCATTGGTTACGTACGGTGTTGAGCATATGACCAACATCCTTTATACCATGTTCTACCATGCCAGGAATGACTGACAGATCGATGTGTGATTCTTTCTTATTCTTTGAATTAAACATAATTGTTTCCTTGCTTGCGTTAATACGACGGTTACGGGTTTGCAGACTGCGTTGGTGTTGCTTTTCTAGGTTATTTACGACGCCTTCGTGCTCATTTTGTAGAGCATTCATTGCTTGTTCTTTGGTATAGTTTGGGTAAACCTTGCTCAAAGCATTATCAAATGATTCATTGTATTTAGATTGAGCATTTGCTAAAGATTCCTGTGATGGTTCTGGGATCATTTGTTCAGCAGGGATAGGACGTTCCTCGTAGATTGATTTAGTTACAGTCTTCGTGATCTGCTTACCACTGTTATCTAGCTTAGGAATTTCTTGTCGTACTGGTGCTACGAGTTTTTCATTCTTAACAGGAGGAGAAAATTTATCTGAAGGTGCTGAGTACGATACTTCAGTCTTTGAATTCTTTGAGTGCCAATCTTTTATCCACTTATCGTCTTCTTCGCTAGTCCAATCGTGTGCTATGTTTTTGAGCTTTGCTGGTTTGCCATCACTTCGCAAGGGTAAGTATTCATTGCCTTCAGTATTTAATTTTTGCAAGAATTCTTTGTGTTCTTTGTGATACGTTTCTTCGTATGGAAGAAGCTCACCATTTCTTTCAATTAAGTTGCGCTTCTCGGTCTGTGGCTCTTCGACTGTTTCTTTCTTACCTGTATCAACGCTGTAGTGTGTGGGTTGATTCTTGTAAGCTTGCAGTTTTTCTGAGTATTCCTTTAGACCAGCAGTCTCTGGTTCAATGCCAGCCTTTTGGAACAAGTACTTGTGCTGACGTGGAAGTGTAGCATTTATACCTTCACGCAGGCTAGGCTTGATGATCTCTGGGTGTTCTCCAGCGCTAACAACATCTTGAAATAGTTTATTGCGTGGATCATCAGCAGCATTGTATGTTTGAACAGGCGGTTTTGGTGTTACAGAAAATGGACCACCCACAGTGTTTTCTGAAAAATCTTGATTGTATTTTTTCTGTTGCGGAAAATATGTAATTGTTTTATTAGGCAATTCTATAACTGTTCTAAGAGTGCCACCGGTATCTTTTCTCTTTTGAATAGGAGTAAGAATGCTTTGCCCTTGCTCGTCTTTTTCTAACAGGCTTCTTCTATTCTCATAGGCAGCTTCTGCTTCATCAGCAGTCATACCCTTAGTTTCTACAGGTGGTAATGGGTAAAGTGTTTCTCTAGTAGATATAGCAGAAGGTTCTTGGAACTTTTGACGAGTCTTTATGATATCAACTTTCTTTTTTTCTTTAGTAGAAAGTTCTTCCTCTGTTCTTAATTCACCACCTGGCTTACGCTCTTCGAATGGGTTGCCTGTTAGTGGTACATTTTTTCCTCTTGACCAACCACCAGAGTAACCCTTTAACCTATCGTATGTACTACGAATAAATGACTTGTCTCTAGCAACAGGTGTGTACTTATCATAATCGCTATTAAATGAATAACCATGTGCATTCTTACTGTGTTCATCCCAGTTAGATAACGTATCTATAGCAGATGCCGCGCTTGAATCTTTTGTTCTTGACTTGTTACCCGTTTGGTAATCATCATAAAGTGACTTAACAAGTTCATCAGCAGACTTACCAGAATCCTCTGGTTTATTTTTTGTAGTCATCATAGAAATATTGTCAATACCATCTTTATACTTTCGTACATGGTTTTTGAAAGAGTCTAAATATTGTTGGCAAACACCACAGTTATTTTGATTATATTGGTGTGTAGACTTAGCAACATTCTGTTCAACTTGTGATAGACCTTGTGTCTGTTTAAATTGTTCACCAAGTTCACTGTCTTTTATACCAAGATCTCTATGAGACATGCCAGCATTGTAAAGATGCATGAGTAAGTGGTTTTGGAATTCATAACGATTATCTGCAGTTGGGTTGGTTCTTTTTAGACTTTGAAGAACATTGACATTCTCATGACGTTTCTTATCATCAGTTTCATTCATCATTCCCAACCACTTGTTAACTACTTGCTTATGGAAATCTTTTTTATCCTTAGGAGTATTCTTAATACTTTCCAATTGTTCATTGATTGATTGTGAACTTGCATCACTTGGTATTCTAAGTTTTGGTGAAGAGCTCAAAACGTTTAGTTTTTGAGCGCAGTTGCATTCTTCTGGGCTAGCAAGAGCAATAGGTTTTAGACTACCTGGTGTTGTTATTTCATTACGTACAACTGTTTGGTTATCGTCTAATAGGTTCTTACGTTCAACTGTAGTACCCATACCGAATGGGTTGGGTTCAGTTGATTGCCCTGCAGATTCACGTGTATTGCGACGTTTAAAGATTTCACTTATCTTCATTAGTAGGCTTCCGTTTTCTTACCGTATTCTTGACCAAGGTGGTCTCGATGAGTGCCACCGCCCTTACCACCTGATTTAATCCAGTCATTTTCATATGCTCTGTGTAGATTGTTAGACATCTCTCTCAATGCAGTAGAAAATAAGCTATGCCCATAATGATCATGATCAAATTTATGGTCACCAACAGTTTCATCATTATGCCCACGCTCATCTTGGTGAGCTGCCCAGCTATTTAACGTAGTTAAAAGGTTTTTTACGTGAAAGTTTCTCATACCATCGCCAGTATTAGCATCATGTGAAAGGATACCTTGCATAGACTTAACAAATTCTTCCTGGTGTGGTTTGCAAGAACTGCATTTATTGCAGTGAAATTCTTGGCATGGAATGATAGCCTCTTCATTAATTTGAGGTGTTCTTAAACCTTTAATATCATCAAGTGGTAACTTACGCTTCATGTAATCATTTAAAGTTTCATCATCGCCGTGTGTCTTATTCAAAGACACGCATGGTGCTGTAACCCTTGTGCCGTCCGGCTTCTGATTTTCTAGATTCATCTCGTACAATGTTTTTAATTGTGGGATATATTTATTAAATTGTTCAGAAAACTCTGGTGAATTACTGAATGAATGATTTTGGCCATCAAAACTGTGTTGGAGTACTGGGTAGTTGAACTCTCCACGATTAGTTACTTTGTCAGCATTCTTGTGAAGGTTCTTATAAAGATAAGTGATGTTGTATTTACCAGTATCTTTTACGAGCGGCAAAAGTCGACCTGCTTTAACAGCATAGTCTTGACCTACCTTACTTATTTCTGGTTCGTTAAGCATTACATGTTTTTTCTAAGTCTAGCGCCGTAAGGATTCTTTTCAGTATTCCAGTCTCTGCAATTACTTTTGCAAGCGTAAGCAAAATAAGGTGGGACTGATATTTCTACTTGCTTCATCTTTCGTGGTTTTTTCCCAACACCACACCTAACACAAGCATCGTTTCTAGAACGACGTGACAATAAACCTGCAGCGATTCTTACACCACGTTGGAATGAGTAAAGGCTAGGAGTACCTGTTCCAGTACCTTCGTTTTGACGATCAAATAAAGCATGTCCAGTGTTTCTATTGTATTTTTGACGGTCAGCATCCTCAGCATAATCGCTAATTTGGATGCCACCACCGCCAGAACGCATTTCTGGATCTGGATGATCTGGATCATATGGGTCAAAAATACGGTCAGAATAGCTTAGACGACGTGGTTCAATAGCAGTTTCTACGACATTCTTTTGTCTAGACCACTTTTTTGGTTGATTTTCAGCCATATATACCCCTACGTCTACAATATCTTTAGCGTTTTAACGGAGTTTTTACATTAAAACATGGAAAATGGAGGGTTTATAGATCTTCTTCTAAAAGATCTTCATCGACATAATCATCTATATCGATATCAGCTTCCCTGAGAGCCTGTGGGTTCTTATGTTTCTTATCAGCAGTTTGGAACTCTTCAATTTTACGAAAAAGTGCTTCTTTCATATCTGGAGGCAATACTTCACGAACAGCCATAAGAATAATATCCAATTGATTAATAAGCTCTTCTGGACGATAGTCTTCTTGTCCTTCTTTCTCAAGCTTTTGTAACCTCTCCATGGCTTCCATGGTTTGGTTCAAAGTAGGTTGGGTGTGACCCTTGGCAATCTCTTCCCATCCTTTGGCTACAATAACTTCATAGAAAGCTTCAGCAGTGAGTAATCTTTCACTAGTATCTAAAATACTACGATTCTTTTCACGAGCACGCCGCTCAACAGTTTCTCTGACCATCGCTTTATCAAAAGGAAGGTGCCGCTTCTGGTGGTTACGAATATTCTCATAATTTATACGGTCATCACCTACGATGCCTAATTTATCCTGTAACGACTGGATTGACTGAAGAACTTCTTTATAGGTCTTTGGAAACAATAGGAGTGAATCGATGATATTTCTGAGGTCTTCACTGGTATTACAAATCTTGCATTGTGGTGAATATTTATACAGATATAGTTCACCATCAATTTCTTCGCTCAACAACTCCTGAGTGGTGGGAGTCATGTGGACTAGCTCTTTGTATTCTTTAGTTCTTCTGTCCATTGTTACCCTCTGGCCTCTTATCTTCTGGCTTTGTTTTATTATCGCCTGTCAAAAAGTTATTCTTGTCTACGTGTACTCTACGGAATACACCTTGTCTTGGTGGTAGATCATCCCACCCACCAATAAGTTTGCTTTGTACTTCTCGTCTTCTGCGACGCTCTAATTGGTAATCACTGAGGAATCCCCAGTCTCTAGTGGCATCACGACCAGTTTCTTCACGAAGATCAAGCAGGATACGGTGACCAAACCAATCTAGTTTAGCACCCATGTTCATTTCATCCCAATTTTGTGGTAAACGTTCAAAATATTTCTCTTCTAAAGCAGAGAACTGATCGTCAGTGCTTAGTCTACTTCTGACTTCCACACTGTCTCGCACAACGTCTTCAGTGCTTTCCTCTTGTACATCCCCACCTGGGAGCTCCACTTCGTGAATCCCATTATCCTCGCTACTTCTACTTCTTTTCTGTTTTCCAAACATGATAGTACGACTGCTTGCTTCTGGCGAGGAGGCAAACGATCTATTCCTTTCAAAATGTCATAGATGTTGACGGTAATTCCATTCAACAGTTGCAACTCAGGGTTACCTGTTGTTTGATAAACTTCATACCACTCCCAATAATTATTCAAGAGTCGTTCAAGAATTTGCCATGTCATCTTTCCTCTGATAACTTCTTGTTTACGACTTTTTCTTTGAGGTGGCGTGTCGCTCATGTTCTGTACCCAGAACGATAGATCTTGTTTTGTATATGCCTCTGCGTAGCTTTTAGACTTTGCACTTTGTCATTGATGATACGCCATGCAGCGTATTGAACAAAATAAAAATAACGATCGTCACGAGTCTCCATACGTGCACGAGCAGTTAGATCATTAGTAGTTCCATTACCTTTTCGGTAATTCTCCCAGTACTTATCATCTAGCATATAATAGCTAAATTGTGCCTTAAGATACCTACGGGTAACTTCTTCTTCAATCGATACGATTGTACTCTGTAGATTGAGAAATAAACGTTCAGCTTCTACCTCACCCATGTTAGCATCAGTGTTGAATTTAGCTATGATAACTTCAGCAGGATTTAGGTAATCATACAAGAATTTCTCTACGAGAACTTCAATACTGTCGAGCATCTCTTTTTCTTCTGGACGATCTTTCCAATCAAATGCACGGACTGCAAACGAATGAAGTTCATTGAATTTATCGTTGTGCTCCATGCCAAGCTCGGGCTCTGTAAGCCCACTTAGTCCCTTACGTAACGATCTGTTATTATTCATCCTTACAAAAATACCATTTTATAATAGCATTTGTAAAGGTTAATCATTAATTATTTACGTAATATGAGTAAAGATCAATCCATTGTTCTAACGTCATAACAACATATGCTTCCTTAGCACTTTTATTACGACGCTTAATGATACTAATACCAAATCGTTTCTTGGCATTCTTCTGCTCAACAAGTGCTTCATCCATGATGGATGCAAGCGTGATCTTGGCTACATTCTTAGCCTCAATCACGGTATCTTTAACGCCATTGATGTCACCCTTATCCAGGGTAGCTCCAGCACCATAGCGACGTTCTACATCTGGGTAGCCACGTTCGTTAAAGTATTTTGCAATGTCTCTCTCCCATTGGGAGCCTTTAGCCTTTTGTGGTGATGTCAAAACAATTTCCCAAACATGTACTCATTTATTCCAATATTCGCAAATTTTCCTTGCAGGGCAGCTGAGAAAAACTTCATCTGTAGGGCCGTTACAGCAGTGTTTGAGTCCAGTGGTATCATTATTTCTGATGGCCACTCGAACTCTATCCCACTTATCGTAGAGTTTATCGAGTTCATTTTGATCCTTAAATACTTCAATGGTTTTAATCTTATGTGGGTAAGACTTTTGAATGAATAGCAATGCCATACGATCTGGAGCACCGGGACAATTATCCTGGTATGTACGCAATTGCATCTGGTATTGGTAACTAGCTTCTTTAGGTAGTTGATTACAACTTTTTATATCTACTAAGAATTGTTCTCCATCTGGAGTTTGTAGTTTCAAGATATCTACTGCGCCAGCGCACATTCTTTCTTCGTTTTTGAACTTTACTTCTACTTCTTCCATAGTCGTAAAACCTAAATGGATTAACATGCTCTGAATAATACTGTGAAAAGCTGAACCCACTTGAAAGGTCATTTGCAGTGTTGGACTTATTCTTTCTTCTTGACATTGTAACCTCAATTCTGGATGGAATTTATAATATAATTGCAACTCACCAGCTGTTACGTCTGATGAGGGATGATACATGTTATCAAACTTACGTTCTTTATTAAATACCTTTACAGGGTATTCTTCAGGCCAATCTGCATGGATCAAAGCCTCCTCAATATGAGGAGTAATAGGCTCATTGTTCTGGTATGTAGCCAGAGTGCGTTCTAAAAAACTCACTTATTTTTCTTTCTCATAGTAATTTCAGTCACAAGTACCGTTCCCAGCACCATAAAAATTAGATCAACAATTCTATTCTTTATCATCTTTTTTCCAGTTCAAATAGTTTCTAATGTATGTACCCATGTATAAAGCAGAAGCAAAAATAAAACCATATTGATGTGTATGCAAAGCATAAGCAACCCATAAACATTCATTCAAGAATAGAACAACCCATCCATAGATATTTTTACTACCTATAGTAAAAACACCAAAGCTTCCGACAACTGCTAGGATCCACGACCACATTATTCATTCTCTTTTAGTCTTATGTAATCTTCGTATAATTCAAGAAAATCATCCTTATCTATTACGATAAGGTCAAGCTCGACTGGTAAAGTTTCAGGAGTGTTTTCTCTTTCCCCCCACTCAGTCATTTCAATAGTAGGACCGTACAAACGTACAGCAAGTACCGGACGACTAAGCCAACTCTTGTTCTGAGCATGGCTTTTAACAGTGTTCCAAATAGTTTTAGTAATGGAAAAGCTTGAGCTTTGTGTGCTCTTGCATTCAATCATGAACTCTATGTTCTGGTACTCTTGTGTTTGAAGGTCTGCCTTCTCCCACTTAGCACCTGAACCAATAGTTCTCTTGGCCATTGGCCATTGCTCTTCTAGCTCACGTTCTTGACGTTGGCTAAACTTCTGTTGGAACTTCCCCATTTTCTCTTTCTAATTGGTTAATCCACCCAAGCACAACATGATATGTATCATAGCGCCCTCTATCGTAACTGTGATAAGAACTATCAGCGCCAGTCTCCATGAACCCTTCTAGGCTCTTTAGAGCTTCAACTATTAGTTGTTTCAGTGGTTTGTTCAGTGGTTTGTTCAGTGGTTCCATTATTATTCTCCGTAGGTTCGGCTACTTCGTTTTCTGGATTTAGTTCTTCTGGCAATTCAACTACCAAGAGTGTGTCTGGATCTTCTTCAGTGAATTCACTATCATTCCATTCAATGACTGGTAGTCCTTTTGCAGATACTCCAACAATAGTTCCTAGTAAGTTAACGTGTGCTACACGATCTCCAACGTTCATTATGCTTTACCGTTACAGCCTTTCTTTACGCAGCTTCCATCACGTCTCTTTGGATGGTCGCATGGATTCATTTCTTGTGGGATAATACGGTTATTGCAGTCAGGACAGAAATATGAATAATAAGGCATGAAAGTGCCAAACTCATTAGTCTTGCCGTGCTTACAGACATCCATTATTAATCCTCTTCTTCAAACACAGGTTTAATTGTATTATACTCGATAGAGAACTGACTTTGCAAGGGGTCACACCATGTATCATTTGTCTTATCGTGCACCCACCAAACTTCACCGACATGCACAGGTTCTTTGCATTTATCACAAATCATTAGTCTATTTCCCCACAATTACTACAACTTTGAGACATATCCAACCTTAATTTATTGCATGTAGGGCATTTATACCCATCCAAAGCTTTTACTAAAGCATAATTGCAGTATTCTTCAACATTCATACCAAGAATAGATGCAGCTTGCTTGACTTTTACAAACTCGTCATCTTCCAATTCAACTTCAAAAGTTTCCCAATTGGCTTTATCTTTATTACGAAATTCTTTTAACCATTGTTGAGCATCAATCATTCTGCAACGTTCCTTAAAAAACATTCTGGATTGTTTGCTAAGTCAGCATCATCATGGATCCAATAAGCATCGCTTCCTTCGGTGATAAGACGAAGATCTTCATTGCATTCGGGGCACTTATTTATTCCCATTTTCTTCCCTAAACAAACAAAGAGCAATCATAAAATAAACAGCTGCATCAAGCAATGAATCTTCAATAGATTCATTAACTAATTTACCACCACGGGCAGCTTTTTGTAGACGCCTAACTTTATCGTTAGCTCTAACTACAGCACCTATCCACCCCGGTATCCCAAAATCTTCACTAGCACGTACGTTAGCGAATGGGTCGCCAACATCTGCACGACCATAATCAGCCTGCTTCTTTGTATGCATAGCCATAATCTCAGCAACCACTTGTTCAAATGGTGTTACATCTTGTGCTTTCTTAGGAGTTGTCATTATCTTTTCTCTCTTCTTAATCTTCCAATGGTTCTGCTACGTATTGGTGAAACGGATGGCATTTAAGATCATAATTAATGGGGTTATTGTGTACCCAAACACCACTACCACTCTTAATAATTTCTCGATCATCTCCAAGCTTACGCCTGCAGTTTTTACACTTAGCGGTTTCCCATTCAGTTGTCATTCTCTTCATCCTCGACGTGGTTATTCTTTAATTCATTAACAATTCTAAAAAAGTCTTTTGAAGAAATACCGGTAGCTTCAATGTGAAAGCTTTCATCGGTATAGGTAAACGATTTTTCATTTCGCAATTTCATTTTGTTCTTCTTTCATATGCTCTTGTCTATGGAGTATAAAGTCTACAGCACGATAAAAATATAAATTGCATTTATGGCAAAAATGTTTAATCGTCATCGGCAATAACCCCAAACTTCCAAATAGGATCGCCTGTAATCGTTACTACTCCATCAACAATATAGAAAGCTTTGCCATTGATTAGAATACCAGCCAGATCTTCTGGCCAACCTTCTGGATCAATCTCAATAGATACACCTTGTTCTTCTTCGTATTCTTCAGTCATCATCACACGTCCGGATCGTTAACGTCATCGCTGTCTACGGTCAAAGGTCGACCAAAGAATTCATCTTGTTCTACCTCAGCAAAACTTGAACCCTTTTTGATAGCAGCAACGATTTCTGCTTCAAACTCTGCACCACGTCCACTTTCCCAAATCTGATCAAAAAATGAGTCACGACCCTGTGCCTTGATATCTTTCCAAGAAAACCATGCACCGGCACGTTGTGCTACACCTAAAAGGATACCCATACGAGCAAGATCACGTTTAGTGTCAACACCTGGGTGATCTAGAAATACATTTGGCTGATTATAGAAATCAGTCCAACCTTCACGGAATGGAGGACCGTAACTATTTTTTACTGTCTTCATAACAACAGGGAAACCAACTTGTACATTCTCACCATTAATTTTGTCAAAGTATTTGTCACTACCAGGGCGTAAATATATACGTACTGACATAGCGTGTTTTACTGCGTGGCCACCTGGAGTCATAGGTCGGTTGTATCCATCCATGTCTGCACGAAGTTGGTTAAGGTAGAAACAAGTCACACCATAAAGGTTAGCTAATGGAGCAACAGTTTGGACGTTGCGTTTCATCACTGCAGCGTTGCCACCCATGCGATCATTTTTATCAGTAAGTTGTTGCATGCTATGTTTTGTAGCTGCAGCACCAGTCGAATCCCATACGATTGCACAAACTTCTTTTGACTTAATTAGGCTAACCATCATGTCAGTTCCTGTTTCAGCATCTGGTGGTTGCACAACGATAAGGCTTTCGTCTACCTTTAGCCCAAGCTTCTCAGCCCATTCAGGATTAAAACGGTGTTCTAGGTCTACATAAGCAACAAGCTTCTCACCCTTGTAGTAGTCATAGCAATCTTTCAATGCCATCAAAGCGAATGAACTTTTACCTGAGTGTTCCTTGCCAAAGAACTCGATTAGTTTACCTTCTGGCCATCCACCAACTGCAAGCAAGTAAGACAATGCTGGAGTGAATGTAGGGATAGCATTAATGCGCTCAATGTTATTACCACGGAAAGCAATGGGCTTAGTGCTACCTTCAGGAGTGAACTTATTAAGTTCTTTAATTAATGATTCAATAGCATCTTTAGCCATAGTTTTCCTCTACAAGTTCTTGAATAAATTCTTCAACGGTCATTCTATCAATTTCTGCCATTGATTTCAAGTGGTTATATGTACGTTGATCAATATCAATTGTTATTTGCATCATCTTCCTTTTCGTAATATTCTGGGAATACAATACGACTCATCGCTTCAGTTGCACTCATATTATTCTTTGGTGGATGCATTTCCATGTATAGCTGAGTTTCTCGTTCTTTGCGACGCATCATTTGGTGGTATCGTTCTCTACTGTTGTAACTCATTATGCTCCTATTGGCCAGACGTATTCAAGATTATCTGGTACATTTGTAAAATATTGTGAATAGTGTTCTGGGAATTTACGTAAAAGATTGCTTTGGTGAGATTCATGAAACTCTACGTCACCTAACCATTCTGGTTTGGTTATGCCAATAGGATAACCAGCAAGTAAATCTATGGATTTTTCAAGGCATGTATCTTTGTAGCCACGACCAGTCCATTCATTGCAGATAGCTTCTTGGTATTTAAGAAGTGTGTATTCGTGACCACGCCACATCTTTACTGCTGGATGATTTTGCCAACCATATCCAGGAGTAATTAATGCTTTGATTACTTGTAGATTTTCTACACGTTGTTTCCCTAAACGTTGACGGTCAAGCACAGAAGCAGATTTAGTAAAACTTTCGTATGGTAAAAATGTTTGCATTACTTTACCTTAGCACTTTTGTATTCTTCTTCAGTTGCAAATCTTAGGCAACAACCATCACAAGCATGTGCACCATCGTCAGCACCATTGATAATATTAATATCATCTGGGTCTGGGTGACCAATTCCATGAGTGCATTTGCGTTCCATAATCCCACGATCGAATCGATAAAATTGTGGGAAGCCACGCATATGGTGATCACTACGCATATGGATAGTGCATACATCACCTAAACATTCGCCATCCTCATGTGTACGGAGGCTAATATGGCTGTGTTCTAACTCATTGTACTTCATACTCATCTTCTCCTAAAGTCTCGTAAATCATAGTAGCTACTGCTTGCAAAATAAAGTCATCAGGCGTTAAACCTGACTTTCTAAGAGCTTTACCATAACGGATTAAAGCTATTGGACTCAATTTAAGATTAGCATTGATGATTATCTCATTCATCTTTGCCTGCACTTTCCCATTGAACAAGAAGATTTTTGTTGCTTGGGCATTTGTGTGTTACCTCAGTTGCAAGAGCTTGTATCTCTTGCTTGCATTTAGGGCAACGCCACACTGATAGTTTTGACATATATTTTCCTTTCTTACTGTTATCAGATTACACTGCCGGTTTTAATAAGTCAAGTCGAAATAAACTTCTTAGGCTCAACCCATCTTGTAGTTTTTCTACTTCCACCAAAACCGGCGTGCCGATCTCAAGATCTTTTTTGACTCTTGCGTACGTTGTTGGGAAGGCCACGATTTGAACGCTTTCATCTTTCGTAGAGCTTTCTTCATCTTCCTCTTCAAGCAAACCATCCTCATCAAAATTATTAATCGGTAATTCAATCCATAATTGGCACATCTCAGCACCAGGGTTCTTACCCTTTTTAGTAATCAATGGTTTAATCTGAGTAACCATGCCACCTAGCATAGCTTTCTCACCCTGGAACATACGTTTCTCTCCTGGATAAGTCTGCTCCTCTTCGATTACATCAATATAAGCAGCAAGAGGATCAATACTAACCATAGTTCCCAATAGCTCCTGCTCGTGTTGCCCCCGTAGCGTGATATATTCCTGGTTCTCTGCGAAGCACTCAAATAAAGTAAAACGACCAGCACAATAAGTACAGTCAACGTTGCAACTATCATCTAATTTCCTAAACTCTTTCCTTGTTTTGCAGTACTCATATAATGCCTGCTTAGTATCACCACAAACGCTATCAAATACGCCACACTTAATCATAGACATAACAGCACGTTTGTTTACTTTTCTGGTAGGTACACGGGCAAGGAAATCCTCCATGTCTTTGTACGGACCAAGTTTCTGTAACTCCGCTGCAGCATTAGCAACATATTTAACACTACTAAGTCCATAACGGATAATACCAGATGATGTGAGTGTAAAGTTTCCTTCACTTTCGTTGATGTCAGGCCCAAGAACCTGGATGCCCATGCGTCGTGCTTCACGAGTGTAGGTAACACTGTCAGATGGGTTAGTACGGAATAGAGCAGTCATAAACTCACGTGGGTAGTAATACTTAACCCAAGCAGTCCAGTAAGATAGCATAGAGTATCCGTAACCGTGGCTCTTGTTAAAACCATACATACCAAATGCACGCATGTCATCAAAGATAGATTCTGCAGTCTTTTTATCAATACCATTGTCTATGCATTTTTGTACAAAGATCTCAGCTTCATCTTTCATGTCTTCATAGTTAGACTTAGAAACAGCCTTGCGAACACGGTCAGTTTCTGGAATGGTATAACCAGCAAGGATGTGGCAAGTTTCCATAATCTGTTCCTGGTATACGAATGAACCGTATGACACCCCAAGGATCTTCTCTAACATTGGGTGCTTGTATTTGACAGGACGCTTGCCTTCACGCTTTTGCATATACATTTCAAGTAGATTTAAACCAGTCTCGCTATCCACAGAACGAGTAATGCCAGGACGATAAATAGCAATCATTGTACAAAGGTCTTCAATACTGCGTGGTTGAAAACGTTTTACCAAAGAGCGTAGCTGACCTGTTTCAATCTGGAATAAACCAATGTTGTGGCCTGTGCAAATAGCATCCCATACTGCTGGGTCATCGTAATAGGTTTCCCAGTCATGGTCCCATTCGTAGAAATGCTTGAAAGGCAATGTTCCACCATTATTACGTTTGATAAGATCTAGCGCAACCATTAGTGTGCTGAGAGTGCGTAGACCGAGCAAGTCAATCTTTACAAAACCCAACTCATCTATCTCATTCATGTCAAACTGTGTACGGATATCATCATTCTGTGGGCTATAACGCAGTGGCATAACCCCTAGAAGAGATTCTTTACTGATTACAATACCTGCAGCGTGTGCACTAGTATGCCGGATGTGATTAACAAACTCAGGTAAGTTCTCAAATAGCTTTGGATATTTAATAATATAAGGTGCATACTCTTTAGCGTATTGTTTTTCTACGTCTTCCCACGTAGCTCCACGGTTTTTAATATTCCAGTCATCATCAATGATATCGATCATCTTTTGTGTATCATCTTTGTCAATACCAAGGCCGCGACAGATATCACGCAAAGATTGCTTTGGCCCAAGAGTATTCAAAGTGCCAATGCTTGCAATGTTATGTTTACCGTAACGCTCTTCTAAGTGCTGTCGAACAAGGTATCGTTCATTCTTAGGCATGTCAATATCAATATCGGGCATACTCACACGCTCAGGATTTAGAAAACGTTCAAAGATAAGGTTTGCAGGAATAGGGTCTACCGTTGTGATATCCATACAATAAGCAAGAAGACTACCTCCCACAGAGCCACGGCTAGGACCAACCAAGAATTCATTTTCTTTACTCCAATTAATAATTTCTTGAACGGTCAAGAAGTACCCAGGAAAACCACGAGTAACAATAACATCGATCTCAAAATCAAGACGATCACGGTATGTCTGTAGCATATCTTCTGCTACATGACCAACAATCTTACGGTTGAATCCTTCTTCTACAGTCTCACGAAACTTACGCTCGTCCATAGCAGGTGATGAATAAAATACTGGCATTTTACGTGAGCCAGGAATACGTGCGTCACACATCTGTGCAACTTCATTAGTACGATTGATAGCTTGGTCAACAATTGATTCAGGAAGATAGCTAAGCCTGCTGCGAGTGTCTTCCTCAGAAAAAATACATAGTTGATTAGGCCCATAAGAAAAACGTGAAGGATCATGAATGGTTTTACCCATCTGCACCGCAGTCATGAGTTCATGAGCAAACCATTGCTCAGGCTCAGCGTAGTGAGAATCACTAACAGATAAAAGAGGAACGCTGTAGTCTAATGCTGCTTCAGCAACACGAAGATTCCATTCATTGCTTTCAGGGTCAAGATAAGTATGCAATTCTAGATGGAAACGGTCACCGAAAATAGCTTGGTATCTAGCAATGCGTTCAATAGCCTTCTCATGGTTCTCACCATCTTTAAGGTGTTTACCAATGCAACCACCCATGCAACCACCAGTAACAATGAGACCTTCGTTGTAACGCTCTAACAATTCCCAGTCAAAACGTGCATTAGTGTAGTAACTACCTTCAATATAAGCAAGGCTACTCAATGCCCAAAGGTTCTCGAGTCCCTTGTTATTCATAGCAACAATAGTCATGTGGTCATAGTTTTCACCTTTTCGACCACTCTTCTCAAAACGATCTTCGGTGAAATAACCTTCCATACCAAAGATAGGTTTGATGCCAGCTTTGTCAGCTGCTTTTTGAAGACGAAGGTGACCGCTGCATTCACCATGATCAGTGATAGCAACAGCTTCTTGCCCAAGATCTACAACGCGGTTCACTACCTGGTCAATCGTTGAAAGACCATCTAAAAAACTATGCTCACTATGCGTGTGTAAGTGTACTAACCGATCTGTCATTGCTATTCTTTTCTACTAATTGTTTTTCTACTCTATCAATATATTTGGGACTAGTTACAAAATATTCCCTAGATTTATCGTTTGGCAAACATTGATAAATTATTGTGACTAACTTTTTACGTTTACGTGGCAACCGTTTAGCACCAACTATGTGTATGTGTTTACCATCATAATTGGTAAACCATTCAGTGTTCATGCATACAACCATTTGAGAAATAGAACTAGTAGGCAAAAGATTCCTAAAAATATAGCCAAGTAGAATGGTAAAAAGATAATGTATTTCCAATCATCTTTATTTTTAGCTCCCATGGCGCCAATACCTAGGTAAGCTAGAATAGGTACAAGTATTTGAAGAAACAACTTCATAGTTATTCTCCTACAATAGCAAGGATGTGATCCGTAAGGAACACAAGATATTCTTCTTCCTCGATCTCTACTTTTTGTGCAGCGCGTCGTTCAAACAATACTGTATCCCCTACATTAATTCCAGTTGGGATAGTTTGACCATTGGCAGCCGTTCGACCTGGCCCTACAGATACAACGGTACCAGTCTCTGGCATGGCAGTGGCAGTGTCAGGAATGAATAGACCGCTTTCGGTTTTTTCTTCCACAACGGCGACTTTAATAATTACTTTGTTTTCTAATGCATTAAATGGCATAGCATCTCTTTCGTGTTTGAGGAATATTGGTAAGCCTTCTTTGATATGAAAGTAGTCACCTAAATCAATAATAAAATTTTTCATGTGTAATGAATACCTGGTAGAGTAGTAAGCCGTGTCGGGTTAGCCCCCACCCTACCAGGTAATCAAACCTTACTGCTGGTTAGCCATCTTTCGACGGAGTCGCTCAGCAGTGGTCTCCTCTTCAATTGCGACGTATTCTTCGTCACCGTACTCATCATCGTCGCTTGTAGCAACTGGAGTAGAAGCTGGTTTATCACCAGTCTCCTTTTCCTTGACAACACCGTGTAGCTGAGCATCGTAGTACTCTTGGCTACCGATACGGTTTAGGAACGCCTCAACATCAGGGACGAACTTAGCGTAACGTGAATCCATGTTTTCGATCTCCTTCTCAGGTAGAGCGAATGCCATGTATGTAGTATCGGTTCCAGCACCTTGACGCATGATTTCAATTTCACGGTCACGGAGTGAACCATACTTCTCTGAGATAACAGCAATCTGATTCCAGAAATTACGCATACCCTGGGATACAATACCCACGTATGGCTTCTTCTTAGTAACAACCTTGCCATCAACAGTCTCAGTGTACTCAGAAGTAACGTCACGGTATCCGGTAATCTTGCCGTCTTCACGCACTTCTTCACGCAGAATAGCTATACCGTAGCCTACATCACGACGGTAACGACCAGGTGCGCCAACTTCGCGTGCACAAAGTTCGCACTTAGCATCGAATGCTTCACGGCATACAAATGTCTTCTTCTTACCATCATGCGATGGTACATTCTCGTGAACAGGTACAACATAAATATCAGCTGAGTCAGTTAGAAAACGAAGAGCTTTGCTCTCACCAGCGGACCAGTAGAACCAGTTGGTTGTCTCGTATGTACGAGGACCACTACTCTTCTGTGAACGCTCGATGCTTTCACGTACTGCAGCCATTCCTTTTTTTAGTGCCATTTTAGTTTATTCCTTTGGTTTATATTTTAGTTTATTAATTCAGTTGTCCTAGGACAATTACTACGGTACCACATGTCTCCACCATAAATCAAATTACTTAAAAAATTCTTCTAGCCCAAGCATAAAACCAATAGGCCAGTACCATATCAAAAACGTGGCTATTAAGCCAGTGATGAATGCTAGTAATAAAACTCATGATACTCCTTGATGTGTTAACTGCCATTCCATTGAGTTCATTGAACTAGGAATCTCCAGCAGTGTAGCAGGATCTTCGTCGTCCGGTGTTTCAATGATAGCAAGTTTTGTGTAACAACTCAACTCGTCTACAAGATGTTGCGTAGCAGCTCTTCCAGGTGCATCACCATCCATAAAGATAGTCACCTTAGAAAACCTGCGAAGCAGATTAATCTGTTGATTGTCTACTTTTGCGCCGAAGGTCGCAACGACATTGTCAATACCCCTGGATTTGAGCACAAGGACGCTCATAGGACTCTCCACAACATACACGTGGTCGCTGTTAAGGTTATTATCAAGGTTGTATAACCATGACCCACGAGGGAACCCTTTGGAATTCCTATACTTGGGAACACCTGGCACATCTTCGATCTTTCTGGCTACCCAGCCAATAAGCTTGCCCTTCATAAAGTGTGGCAGTACGACCCTATCTAGGGTCACCATATGCTCTTCTCCTTGGACTTTAGATATTTCGGGCCGTGCTCTCTCTACCCCTGTGCGCATCTCCCGCTGAACGGCCTCTGAGACCCCTCTAACGGTCAAATAATCGCAGGTTCCTTGCCATCTGTTAAGGAGGTTTTCGCTATAAATAGGGATTTCTGTCTTGCTCTGCTGAGCGGTACCAAAAACACCCTCTAGCTTCTTGGTGAAGTCCTCAATCGAGATAACCTTGAGTTCTGTTACCTCATTCTTTAGGACAGAAATAGCCTCATCTTTAGTGACATTTAGGCAGTTCTGGACTAGCCAAATGACGCTACCTCCACCACAAGTAAAGCAGTTAAAAAGTAGGGTATCCTTATTTAAACTAGCACTTGGGTTGGAGTCACCATTCTTATGCATGCCAAATGGGAGTGGGCATGAGTGAATATATTCATCACCGTTCTCTATTAGTTCTCCTACCCCAATAATGTCTTGGAGAACAACCCTGGCGTCTAAGTTAGTGAAGATATCAGATAAACTTATCATTCTTCAAATGTTCTAAAAAGTCTTTATTATCTTTTTTGACCTTCTCTAAAAATGCTTTATCTTCTGGGCTTAAATCTCTAAGGGCATCTTCGCCCATTTCTTTAGGAGTTTTCTCAATCATTATTATCCTCGTATTCACGAACAACTTGGAGTGATGTACGATCCTTTAGCTCAAAACCCATCATCCATGATTTTAGGTCACTACGACGGCTTTTAAGGATATCCATAACAAGTGCTTCTTGCTGCTTCATTTCTTTGGTAGCACCGATACCAATAGCCATGTCCACAATTTGTTCAATGGTACTACTAAGACCAATCTGAGCTAGACCACCACGACCATTCTTCTTCTTCATAGCTTCACGGTTGAACTGAGCAAGCCATACAGAAGCCATACCCATCTCTCGGTTAGTAGAAGCTACGTCAGTGATCACTTCAGACATCTGTAGAGTTTGGAAGTTACTTGCTGAACCATAACTCTTCTCGGTTGAGATCCATGACAATTGGTCCCCAACCATTAGTTCAGCACCCCAGTGCTTAGCTTTTGAGTACAACTCCATAACGCTACGTTCAGACTTACGACTAGGTGAGTCAATAAGAAGATATTCACCAAACTCCATAACTTCTTCACGAGCTTCCTTAAGACGTTTTAACTCATTAGGAGTTAGTTGTCCACGTTCGTAGCGAGCATACGGCACACCACTAACAAGACAATCAAGACGCATTAGAGTTAGTTCTTTACGAAGCTCTAATGATGCAAAGTAAACTTTAGTTTTACGTCGTGCTGCTTCAAGAGCAATAACCGATCCAACCCATGACTTACCAACGTTAGGAATACCTACGACAACCGCAAGTTCACCTTTCTGGATGCCGTACATATGGTCATTCAATGCATCCCAACCAAGATAGATTCCCTTCTTATCTTTGGTTGGGTTAGATACTTCGTCCATGTATTCATTAACACGACGTTCGTAACCATCACCATAAATTTCAATACGCTCACGTGTACTTGTGTCACTTTGGATACGTGTAAGGCTATTAAGTGCCATACTAATACCGACTTCAGGATCTTCCTCAAGCGCATTAGCTGCCTTAAGCAGTGCGCTCTGGGTGGTTGCCTTGCGGTACTTAGTCATAAGTTCCTCGATAAGAACACCAACTAAGTATTCTTCTTCTGGCCACTCATTACGAACAAAATAGTCTTCAAATTTAGTCTCTAGGAAGTCACGAGTTACTGTACTCTTGAACTCACTACGAACGTAATAGTCAAGGCTGTAATCAAACAGTTCACGTACACCATCATCAAAGAAGTGTTCGCTACGTACCCCCTTATCCCAAATTGTGTTGAAACTTTCTAACTTGTCAAAATGCTTTACTATCGACTTTTCAATGTCCATCTTCTTACTTTCTATTAGATAATTTTGCGTACTGTGTCGTTCTTAATTTCATCAAGCGTACGGTTACGAGCAAACTCTCGGTAATCAACGCCCTCCATGTTGTGGACAATCATTCTTTCCTTTAGGAGAGAAAATATAGCACTACCGTAACCCTCATTCAATTCCTCAATTGTCATGTTCGTGGTGATAAAAGTAGGACGATTGTCCAATGCACGTTGACGGAGCACGTGGTCAAATGTAGCTTCACTCAAGTTATTCTTGGTACGAAACTCTTTACCGATGTCATCTAAAAAGAACACATCGCTCTTAACAACCTTGCTCTCGAATCGTGCCTTGTCTTCATTACTACCCCACCCTCGGGTAAATTCATCAACCATTTGGGTAAACGTAGCAAAGTAAACTGTGTAGCCAAGCTTTACTAGTTCTTTAGCAATAAGGCTAGTAAGAAGAGTCTTACCAGTACCCCATGAGCCGTGGTACATCAGACCCATGCCACCCTTAACAAACTGTTTGTGTTGGCTTAGATAAACGTTAGCAAGGTCTAATGCTTTAGCATCGCCATGGAAGTCTTCAAAACCAAGTCGTTGATAATTTAGTCCAATGCCTGCACGTAGGTAATGCTTATAAAGTTGCAACTGCGCTTTACAGTCACCACAATTATGGCCTTCACACGTTGGGCAGCCTCGTTTATTAAACGTTTCAAACTGAGGATACTTAAGCTCTAAATAATCAATCTCATCGTCTGACAAGAAATCAAACTTAATATTTACGTAGTCGTTTTGCCAATCAAACAGCGAATCGTTTAAGGAAGTCATCTGTATTCATTAACCCTTCTGAACTTGGTCGGTTTTCTTCTTTTATCTTATCTTGTTGTAACTGAATGTATAAGGTGTCCTGAATCCATTTACTGCCTTTACTAAAGGCTGTTACGGTCATCACCATGTCGTTGATTTTGCCTTTGTGCTTATCGAATAGCAAAGCAACCATAGGGCCTGCATCAACTTTGTAACGCTCTTTAAAGCTTTTAAAGATAGCAACTTCCTTAATCCATTCAACCACATATTCGTAGCCATGCACTTCTTTATAACGGGATGCAAAATATATCAAAAGCTCACGTGGTTCTGCATTAGCAAGATCAATCTCTTTTACAAGCTCATTCTTGCTTTCTACTGGGACTACTTCTACAACATCGTCGTAGCTATTGTCGTCGTAATTGGCCAAAGGCCCATCAAAACTTTTCTTTTCGATCGTCATTTTTCTTTATTCCTCTAACTGATAGAAACTTATCACATACATCTGAAAACATCTGAATCTTCTTGCTAATCCATTCGCGTGTCACTTGATCAATGTCGTATAGCCCATTACCATTCGGTCCAATTGCTGAGATATTATTCTTATTGATTAACAGGAAACGCCACATGGTATCAACATTATTCTTGTCATTCTCTTCGTGGCCATATAATTGTACCCATTTTTCATCAAGCCCACATAGATACCCGACATAAACGAAACCATCACTAAAGACCTGAACTTCTTGTTTTCTACTTGCAATAATAGCTATGTTGCGTTCAAACATTGTTTCAGTTTGCTGAGCTAAATTTTCCATTAAACGTTCTTCTTCCAGCTATCGAAATCAAGAGAAAATTCTCCCCACTTACTTTTAACAGCATCCATGCTTTCTTCCTTAATAATATTATTTTCCATAAAAATACCTGCTACATCCCATGCAAATATGAATGGTATAGCAACAATAAACAATGGTAGCATTATAATCGTTGCAATGCCAAAACCAATAGTTAACATTGTTTTAAATAATTTTGATTGAGAATAACTATTAATTATTACTCTAATCTTTTTTCTTCGTTTTGAAGAAACTGTCATATTACCTTCCTTTTATTTCTTACTTTTGTAAGTTCTAAAGACTGTCGTAGGGATCATTTTCGATCTCGTCACCAACATAAATATTAAAGTCATCTACGCTGTCATATTGTTCAAAGAATTCAGGGAACTGCATCTCACCAATATTACAAATACGGATAACCATATGGTCATCCAATAAATCCATCATAGCTGGATCATCTTGCATATTTATAGCAACAGTACTGATATTGTCACTCCATTCATGAATGAAATAACTGACTTCATCTAAATCATCTACTACAATTAATCTTACATCACCATAAAGAGTATCAAAGATATCATCAGAATTCAAGTCGCCAAGGCGAACATAATCATATGCATACTTTGAATCAAGAGTTACCTGTACGAGTTCGCTTTTTCTTGTTAAAGGTAGCTTTTCTCTATATTCTTCGATGTACTCTCCATAGAATGAAGACATGTTTTCACTAAATTGTTTAGCAATTTTTTTGCTTAGCTTACCAACAATAAAATAGAATTTTGGTGCTAAACAACCTTCACCGTAGTAACTGAAAAAATCAAAACATATTTCGTTAATAATGCTTGGAGTCAAATACTCAGCACGCACTAAACCAAAACTAAATTTAAAACCATGTTCCCATACACGTCGATCAACTGTCTCGTACTCACGAAATGCTTCCATAGCGTTTTGGCTACCAAATACAATTATATCAGTTGCATTTTCAATCTCATCTCGCCATTCGCTACTAAGCTTTAATTCATCACCATGCGATACAAATATCTTATTTCGTACATCACCAGCGTGATGCTCAAATACATTTTGCAACAAAAAACTTTCATCAAGTGTTGGTACTTTTACGACAACACTATCAGGACCAGCTAGCTTGAGGCATAAGTATGCACTTTTTGCTATTAGACCTGGTGTTTCTTTGGCGCCAACAATAAGAAACCGCCTACCTGTCTTTTCTGTATATTCTTCAAAAGTAGAAGGTACTCCCATACTTTCGATTAGCATACGATAGTCAGTTTCTAGAAACCTGCCATATTGTGCTAAAACAGCAACCATATCCACCGATGGATTAATAATCCATTCATTAATCATCGCAGTTTCCTACCAAAAGGGATCACATCATTCCATAAAGTGAAATGTCTCCATCTATCTTTTACCTGAATAAACCCAAGTTCATCAAACAATTGTTCTAATTCATCAGCGTTTTCAGTTTTAGGTTGTACAGGCGTAAACTGTAGATCCCCCAATGGTGGGAATGGTAAATCTTCATCATGGCTAAGCTCAATCAATGATTTTGCTTTGCGCACTATATTTATATGATCTTTAACTTTAGATTCTTTTTCAAGAACTTCTTCTAAATTGCCATAATCAGCAATAAGTTTTGTAGCCTTCTTAGGTCCAATGCCAGGAATACCTTTAACATTGTCACCCTTGTCACCCATCAAAGCCCAGATCTCAGGAAGCCTCCAAGGTTCTACGCCCCACTCTAACATGATAGATTCCATGTCATTGACTTCTTCATCAATATCTTTGTAGCTAATGCTAGGTTTTATAACAGTTATATTTGGTCGTATCAATTGATGTAAATCATGGTCTGCACTGACGATTACAATCTTATCAAAAATACCAGCATTACCCAATGCCGCAGTAGAAATAATATCGTCTGCTTCTACGTCTTCTATGCTCATAAAAGGTATGCCGCTTTTAGAACAAAGAAATTTAAATGTTTCTAATTGCGGTTTAAACTCTAAAGAGAATGCGTTATCCATTGTGTTTTTTGGATCACGTTTCTTATCACGATTAGCTTTGTATTCAGGATCAATGGCTAAACGTTTGGCACTACGGCCTTTATCAAAAGCAATAAGAACATGCGTAGGTTTATGTTTTCTAACCATACTAGCAATTACATTAAAAGCACCATAGATTCCCCAAGTGCCTGAACCATCTGGAGCGCTCAGCCCCTGCCTCATCAAACCACTAAATGATCTAATGAACACATTATGCCCATCAAACAGTAATAATGTTTTCTTGTTCATGTTGGATTGTTGCCTTTTCGATATCTTAGACGATGTTTCTTTATTGGTTCTTTAAAAGCGTCTACTCTTAATACTATTAAACGTAGTTGCCTATCTGTCATCTTATTTGCCCTACGCAATGAATGAGCAATTTTAAGAATGTCATTTAGACTGTAATGACGATAACCACCAGGTGTTCTAGCGATCTCAATAGGGTTGCCCATTGAATCAATAAAATATTTTTCTTTTTTCTTAAAAGCTCTTGGAGTTAAATCAAAAAATGCTGCAGCCATAGTTTGCGTGTAGATTTGATCATCGTCACGTAGTTTTATTAATCTTTTTGGTTTATTAGATGCTTCTGACATAAAAGGCTGAACGCACCTTGCCTGGGGTTGTTGCCTTTACAATTTGCTCCATGCCAATATTGCCAAGCTTGAGTTGTTTTTCTAAACACTCTTCATTGAGTTCATAGACACGTGACTCGACTGTGCTTACACCACCATCAGGCTTTTGAGTTTTTGTAATTGTCTCAACAATGTTAACGACTGAAATAAATTGATCGTGGTCTAATACATCAAACAAAAGATCAACATCAATATTAAGTTTGCCACCAGATACTTCTTTGGATAATTTAACGCCATTCTCAGGGCTTACAAGGTAACCACTTTCTGTGGCGTAATCTTTACCTGTAGATGCAATGCGCATATTAATTACTTCTGTTGCATATGCTTTAAGAGCACTCTCACGGCCTTCAATAACGTCTTTAGCATTGCGTACAGCTACAAGCTCTGTAGCAAGTGTATCAATTTGAAAAGGTGTGATTTCAGGGTGTGGTTGACTAATGTCTGTTTTGCCTAGCTCTTCCAACACAGAACCCATAACTTCATCAAGGTTAACTAAGTTAACATCGGTTGCACTATTTCTACGGACTTCAGCTCGGGTAGCAGCTTTGGGTGATTCTCCATACAAAGGTTCTGTAACCTCCTGTAGGTTCCCAGTTGATAGTCCCTTGCGCTTTGGCATGATTGGTTGACCCATTATTATTCTCCTTACTTGTGTTTGTATTTATATTAACATAATAGTTGAAAGGAATCAAACTGGCTTAAGCCTTTCTGATTTCCATGCTCTTTGTTGTGATGTAGTAAATATCTCCACCAACACCTTGAGCTGTTTTTGCTGCAGTGCGTGCTGCTTTAATAACATCTGTTTTAGTCCATGGGCCTTGATCACCCAAACTGCCAAATGCTTCGCTTGCTCCTGATCCCATTGCCCATCTTCCACTAACTGGAATAGTAACGCTGAAATCTTCATCAATAATTAAAAGATTGCTATCCCATGCCATAATAATGCCAGCACCAAAAGTCTCTACTTTTTTTGAGCTTTCAAGAGCACCGTGTTCATTCAAAGCTTCACGCATAGCAGGAACAATATCTTTTACAGCAAATTTATCTACTTCATGAAATTCACGGAACTCGGGCCATTCAGTCCAATATTGTATAACTTGCATAGCTCTAATGCTTCCACAGCCACCGAATATATACCTACGGTCTTTGTCCATCCATAATTTACCTGGGCCTTCATCGCTCTTAGAATAATCAAAGGAGATTTGAGAGTCAGCAGCGATGACAATGCCATCCATTTTTGTAATAGCTGCAGATAGCACGGTCATGACTTAGTATCCCAATCAGGTTTAGCAGTATGTTTAGTTATAGTATTTTGATCTTCTAAGTGGACCCAATTGTCGTCTTCGCCAATAATGTCCCAGCTACCTGGGTTTAGATACTTAACGATTGGCATGCCACAATGTTTACATTCAGTCATTAGTAGTAATCATCCTCATCTACATTAGGCTTTTCGTTCTCCTCTGACGTTTCTGTAGATTCTTCTTCTGTAGTTTCTTCTACAACAGCGACTGGTTCAGCAATAAGTTCGCTGACTACATTCTTAAATTGAGGACCAACGACTTGATCCCACATAGCAGCAAATTGCTCTTGCAATTGTTCTGTGATCTCACCATGATGAAGTATAATCTCACAACCAACTTCTGGCTTGATCCAATCCCATTCGCCTTTGGCGTTCTTTACTTGGAGAGTGCCTCCAATGCTTACACTAAGCTTGAGTTCCATATGCTTCCTTTTCTTCGGGACTACTTTCAATAATCCAAGCAAACAAGTCCATAAGTTCTTTTGCCTGGTTTAAGATGTTTGGTTCAATATAAATATCATTCATCATAGTAGCATTAATTAGTTCATTAAGTACAGTATTAATTTGCTTAATTGCTTTTTCACGCATGACATACTGATACTCTTTATTTACTGGCGGTGCTACAGGCACTTCTATGGGAGTAGCTTTTGCAAGCTGAGTCTCATTCTGATATTGTTTCATCCTTTTACTAACTGAAACAAGCTCAGCACCTAGTGCTATTTGTAAACCACTTCTAAGCAACCTTGTTTTGGTTCTCATATAACTCCTTACTTTTTAATACTTTACTGTTGACTACTATAAAAGTCAAATTGGTGCCCCAGGCAAGACTCGAACTTGCAACCTGCGGGTTAGAACTCCGATGCTCTATCCGTTGAGCTACTAGGGCAATACTTTAATTAGTATCATAGATATTTACGTCTATGCCATTTTCACGTAAAATATCCATTGCTTGTTCAAAATAAGGGTTGCTCATATCATTAACAACCCTACGCGATGCAGACTTGATAACACCTTTAACCCACATTGTATTAGCACTATAATTACTAAACGCAGCAATAAGTTTTGGCTGAGCTGGGATCTGTGCTAATTCTAGCATAGTCTTTGCTGCCCAATTTAAATCTTTAGCCATTACTTCTTACATTTACAATTACAGTTGCCACCACATGAGTTTTTCTTCTCAGGTGCTTTGGTCTTTTGATAAATACCATTCTTTACACCTTGGCTAAACATATGAATAAAAGCGCCAACACCCATAAAAAACAATGCTGGTAAAATTAGTACTAACATTACGTGCATTATTGTTCCTTTTTCTTTGGTGCAGCCTTCTTAGGTGCTGCTTTCTTCACTGCTGGTTTATCTTTCTTTGGCTTTGCTGTTGGAGCTTTATCTCCCATTGGAAGTGGAAGGTCTGGAATGCCGGGTCCATTATTACCACCAAAAGTTCCTTGCAACCAATTCAAAAAGTTTTGTCCTGCACCCATTATTATTCTCCTATGTTCCAATCATTATATGATCCCAAGCGCACAACATGTGCACAAGGGTCTCCACCGTCTTCCCATGACTTTTCTTCGCTATCATGCATAGGAAAACCATCATGGGTACTGCAGAACTGTTCTGAGCAGAAACCATTATCTACTCCATATTTTAACCACTCATCAAAATCCATTATAGCTCCTTGATATACTTACTGTATTTTTTCTTGTTATCTTTTAGATAATCTGGATAAAAATCTGAATCTATATCTACTAGTTTTAGTTCGTATCCACGACCAAGTGTATCAGCATTGTTCTCAAAATTCAAATCAAGGTTTGATTTAATTTGGTCAGTATTACATTCTGTATGAGCAAAAGCTTCAATCTTGTTTTTAATGAATGTAGTATCTCCACAAAAAGTCCAGTGCCATCCACCATTGGGGATATTTAAAGAGTTTACACCTAACCTAAGTTGAGTAGCATTAAACCCAGCTCGACGGTATTCGCCTACGCTGCAAGCCTTAGCCTTCCACCATATACCTTCACCAAGGTTTTGGTTATTTAAATAATATTGATGAATAACCATTTCAAATGAATATGTGAAATCAGGATCAAAGTTCTCAATAAGAAATTCAATAGTTTTAGGGTTAGGAATTTCATCTAAGTCATTAATAAGAACAATATCATCATCATTATATTCTGATAAATCTAGAATAACATCCCGTTGATAATTTTCTTTGCCCCACTCACTAAGGCCCTCAGGAAACTCAATCTCTACAACTGTGTGTTTTGGGTGCTTGATGGTATTAGCAAGCATTGGTTTATCAAGACCAGTAAAAGTTTTGTTAGCTTCAATCGTGTAGAAGCGATCAACCACATTTTCTAAAATGCCAAGCCGCAATTCAAGGATATGCGTCTCGTTATAAAATGGGGTAATGCTAACTACACGTCGAGTCACTTTGCCTGTTCCTTAAGTTTTCGTGCCATCTTAGCTTTATTGGTAGCACGATTAAATACATTCATCCATTGCTTACCAATGGCTTCCCAAGTGTTTGTAGATGCCCATTCATAGGCTTTCTCTGCACGTTCTGCAGCTTCCTTTGGATTATCCATAATGTGCTTAATAGTCTTAGCAGCATCTTCAACGCTCATTAATGGACGCATACGTTCATTATCATTATCTTTAATAATCCAATGAGATGGGGTGTGCCCACTAGGGATTCTCCAACCACGGTCATCGCCAAGAATTTCAGGGACTGATGTATTATCAGGAGCAACAACAGGTGTCTTAGTAGACATTGCTTCTGTGATACTTAGGCCCCAACCTTCACCGTGAGTAGTGGTAAGGTAAACATCGCTAGCGTTGTAGATTTGGTTAAGGAATTCAATTGGGAATCCGCTGTGTGCACCAAATTGCCTTGGGTCTGGTACAGTAAAATCTTTATTTGGATCTAGCCCAAGTGCACGAGCCATTTCAAGAATACTTCCACCAAAGTCTTTTTCTTGCATATGCATGTAAAGGAACGCATCCTCTACTCCCATATTGCGTAATTCTTTAAGGATCATAAGACTTCTTGAAACATCTTTGCGACCTTGGTTACGATTAACATTCGTAATCAAAAATTTATCTTGAAGCATAGGGAAGATCATGCTTTTAGCTTGTTTCTTTTCTTCTGGTGATAGTGGAAAGAAGTCTTTAGTATTGGTTCCATGGTAAATAACATCTTGCTTATCAGCAATGTTACCAATTACTTTACGGCTTTCGTTCTTTGCGTACTCAGTATAAGCAACAGGGAAGTCAAAACTAGATACACATTGGTTGACCCATTCTTCACGTGGAGCACAATCGAATGGATAGTAGTAAATAGTCGAGAACGTATTTGGCTTAGTACGTTGCAATTCAAGAATTTGAGGAACAATATCCAATACAATAAACGTATCTTGAACAATAAATACGATGTCATAATCGCCTTGAGCAAGGAGGTCTAGGAACACTTGACGACCAAAAACATCTCCGTATGGTCCTTGTGTACGTAAAGCACTAATAGCAGGCCATAGGCGACCAGGCCAAAGAGTTGTATCGTAAGGCCCACCATCATAATTAACACCAACTACGTCAATGTCATAGCTGCCAGTCTTGTACAGTTCTCCCATGATATTTTTCATCACGGTACCAAACCCTGTGCTACAAGCATAGTCACCCCACGCTAGTACCTTAATCTTGCTCATGAATTCTTCCATTCTCTTGGACTCATATTAGGATCATTATAGGGCTTAGCATAGACCTCTTTCAAGTCTTTACGAGTACTTCCCCACTTTTTTTCATAATACTGACCGCTCTTCAACGAATTAAGAGGTTGAGTGAGTTTTTTTGTAGTCTGGTGTCTAATATGCACGTAAGGGATGCTTGTTTGTATAGTTTTGTATCCAAGCAACTTGATACGATATTTCATATCAGTATCTTCCCACCAAGCTGGATCAAAATTCTCATCAAACGTTCCACACTTTTCAAAAAAGTCTGGTCGTATTGCAAAACAAGCGTAACTTTGATCTTCAACAGCGTATGAAACATCGCCAACTATTTCATCATCCCATAAGATTTGTGATGGGTCACTTAAAGCATCAAACATGTCTACTGGGAATGCCATTACATAATCATCGGGCATTGCTTTAGTTTCACGAGCTAAATAATCTATAGTCTTTTCAGAAAATAGAACATCATCATTGCTTACAATGATTACATCACACCCATCAGTAATTGCATTCTTGATACCAGTATTCCATGCTTTAGCTAATGGAACTTGATAACGGTATTGTGGTTGGATATAAAACTTTACATTATGCTCACTATTAGCACTATAGATCATATCTATTGCTTGATCAAAATTATTAAGAACAGGAATTACTAAGCCAATTTTCATTGATAAAATGGATCACTTTCTTTGTCTTTTTTATTTTTATTAAACTCTTTAACGCTTGCATTCTGTGCAGCACGGCATGCTTCGCATGGGATTTCTTTTTTTCGCCTGTGTGCACCATAACCAGAACGTGTCCCACAATCTGCTGGTCTACGACCACGTCCTTTAATTTTTATAGAAGTAGATTCAACTTTTTCTTCTTCTTCAATATATTGATTATTTAGAAACGCAATATTAATATTAACCAATTCTATGCCAAGTTTATTACGTAATTCTCTACGTTCAGTTGGTCCTGTATTAGCCCAATGCCCATATTCTTCATATTTGAGTGCATGATCAAGGCATTGTGTGGATACTGGACAACCATCGCATTTTTCTGATAGTTGTTTTGATGGAGCTTTACCATGCGATGGATAGAACAACTCAATATCCATTCCTTTACAGGCAGACTCTTTTTGCCATTTATAATCAATTTTAGTATCCATAATTATTGGAAAGATTGATAGCTGGAAGGGCCTCGGGAGGAGTCAAGGTATGAACACCGACTGCAACTCCCGAGGAAGACCAGGCCCTTCTGGAGAGGCTGTAAAGCTCTCTCACTTCATTAGCTATCTTTTGCTCTTTTTTACATTATCCTTTCGGAATTGCTCTGCTTTTTTAAGCAAATTTATGATATATTCTACAAAATCTTCAATTTCTTGGAGTGATCGTGGGCTATTTCCGCCCACAGCAATGGTCTTACCAATCAAGGTACTATGCATCTGACCACTGGTGATCATGTCCATCATGTCTCGTTGGATCTGATCATACTTATTAATTGCCATTTATTATTTTCTCCTCTACCAGCCTTGTCCGCAACCATATTGGTCAGGAACGTAGCCACTTTTTTCGATCTCACGAGCAATTGTTACCTGCTCTTCTGGTGTTGCTAATCCTGCATTCTTGGCAAATTTTAAACCGCCAAATTTAATCCAGTTAATATTAGTCATTCCTAGTCCACCACTGTAGTAGGGGCCTATGTAATGCCAGTTACCACCCATTTCACAGATGTTAACTTTTTCCCAAGCCAACATAATTGGCCTAGAAAACAATATCACTGGATATACTACTTTTTTAATCTTTTGAACCACTTTTGGTGTTTCTTTGTTTGTTAATACTTTTGGGGTGCTAGCTCCAACATGATTAATAACCATACTGACAGCTAATACTGAGATTGTAATTAAACGTCTCAAGATTATCCTATCTCTCTAACAATAAGGTCAGTTAGTTTTCAATAGATCTCCCTTCTTTAAGTTTATAAAACATATCACGATATGGGACCAGAGTCAAATTAAAACAAAAATCCAAACGGTGTTACATCAATAGTGTCTTCCATGTCAGCATGCTCGTCTATAATACCACGAATTGCTTCTGCTTCCGCTCTCCGTCTCAAAACTTTTGCATCTACTCTTTCTTCAATAGTATTTACAGCTACTGGACGATATACCCATGTTTTGTCAACTCCTTTTGAGCGAGAATCGGCACGATTGATACGATCTTTACGTTGTTTGTAATCTGCATATGTACGTGGTACTTCAATGTTCCAAAGGTATGGTGCATAAAGGTTTGCACCTTCTTGGAGTACATCACTTGTAATTAATACAGCTGGACCTTTAGCAGCATTAAATAGTTTCATGTTTTCTGCTGACTGATCAGTGCTCATTCCAACTCCCCAGATAGGCAAAATAAGAACATCTGGGTATTGTGCTTTTAACGCTTCGTAATATGGAAATAGAGTGCCGTTTGTCCAATATGTAAACAAAACAACTTTTTCATTTTTTTCAAAATAAACGTCAAGATTATTTATAATCAACTGATATTTTGCACTATTCTGGATGCTGATGTCATTACCAAACTCTGCAACAATTTCTTTAGCAAACTTACCATTACTGTTTTTAAGACCTTCAGTGGTATTGCAAATCATACGGAGTACGTCAATATAGCTCCAGTTAGCAACTTGGTTATCTGGATTATAACGTTCACGAGCTTGTTCTTCAGCCCAATCATAAATAGCACGGTCAATATCAGAAAGTTCATATACAAGCTTTTTTGGAGTGCTTTCAGGGAACTGTGCAGCAATAATGGGATCGCTTTTCATTGCAATGTGAGTCCAATTTTCGTGTTTCTTACCTAATAAAGAAAGTTTTGCACGATCCCATTCTTTTACATATAGTTCTTGTACAAAACCATTGCTATACATGCTGAACTCTTTACCGTAAAAACGTTTAAAAACATCACGTTTCATGTCACTAACGTCAGGAATACCAGGGGCTACTACAGAAAAAATATTACGGATGTTCAATGGGCTAGTCGTATATGGTGTAGCCGTTAATGCTAGAGCTTTTGTTTCGCTATCCGGTGTGTTAATAAGAGTATGAAAACCTTCTCCCAACAGACTTTCTCCGCTGTTGATTTTTTGTGCTTCATCAATAATGATAAGTACACGTTGCCCCTTGATCATGTTCAGAATTTGCAATAAATCTGTACGGTCGTAGGACTTAACTTTCTTTCTCTGGCCTGGCACTTTAGCCATATTGCCTTCACGTACTTTTTCGTAGTTAAGAACTAATACTTGGTTAGTGTTTTTTTCGTACATGGCGTGGCGAGCTTTGCGAGTCATCTTTTCTGTTACACGTTCAACAGTTAAGTGTGTCATCCGCTTAAACTCCTGTTCCCAGTCGTATTGTTTGATCTTCTTTGAAAAGACCAGCACCTTGTCAATGGCACCATGATCAAACAGTTTCTGGCTAGTGAGGCAACTCAATAAAGTTTTGCCTGCACCTGTATCCCACTGGACTAATACTTGTGGGTTTTCTGAGAGCATTTGCTTCCAGACATAATTAAGTCCAACATGCTGAAAAGGGAATAAATGGTTCTCAACCAAAAAAGGGCTATTAACTTCATATGGTTCAGAACTGCACATCTGTAAATCTATAAAATCGTTTTCAGCTTCTTTATCCTCAAAAATTAAAGAATAATCATTATTTTCTACAAGCTGAGCAAACTCATCAATCCTGTCACGGTTTTTTAAAGTACCGTAATTATCAAGCATCAAAAGTTTTTTCTTGACTTCAGGGTCCAAGGAGCTGTATCTTAGTACTCCATTGAGTAATTTACTCTTTTGAACATATATAGTCTTCTCTGAAGGCATGAGTAAATATTACCATAAACAACAGAGAAAATCAATCTACGTTGTAAAGATTTACATTGCTTGAGATCCTATTTATATTAAAAATAGCTGGATGATATTCAGAATTCAACTGAAAATAAGGTTTACTACTAATACTACGTCGTGAACTAATTTCATTGGTTTTACTCACTCCAATGTAATTTATATCAAGATTAGAGTAATATGAGTTTTGTTTATATTGTGGAATAATACTTACTCCAGTTACATAAACATTAGGGTCTAGAGCTGTCATACGTATTTGTATTCCACTGGCTGGTAATCCAGATGCAGTACTTATAAAACTATTTGCATCATTTACACCAAGAGTGATTGGATACCAACCTGTTTTTCCAGTAATATTGTTGTTTTGTGTATTAGTAAATTCATAACGCACTGGGTGATAGAATGGTGCAAGCATACTTACATAAAAAATTTCGTTAATTGTTGGTACAATCTGCCTTATAACCATTACGAATGATACGTAATTGCTACCGGTAAATCCTTCTAGTTCTACATCGAACCAAGTATTTATTGGCATAGTTCCTGGTGTATAAATTTTATAAGCTAGTTCAGATAAGTTACCTAATACATCAGTGCCAATAAGACTTGCTCTATAAGTTCCTGCATTATTTTTTGGCAATAGTACACGTACTGTTCCACTAACTCTCATATTGCTATGGTCGGATGGCCCAATCCATTTATTAGTTGGTTGAGTGAAAACACCTAATTGATATAGTGAATATGGTACGCTTGCGCTACCACTAATCACTAATTGAATTGTATTTGATGGTATTGAAGTGCTATAATTAGTTCCAGTAACAGTAGCTATATTAAATCCAGAAGTTACAGCAACTGTACTACCACTCACAGTAGTTCCAGAGATTACATTATTAGTTGTTGGATTAATAAATCTAGTTTTTAGACTAATATTAGTAGAACCAGAAGCTTGGACATTGGTTAAAAAGTAGTAATTAAACCCACCGGCTTGTGTATAGCTTGCATAACCAACTACACCAAACGATGGTGCACCAAATTGCAATTGCCAAGTTTGGATACCACTTGCATTGACGTTTGGTATAGTAAAGTTAAATGCTGCTGTATAGTTCCCACCGCTAACACTTAGTCCGCTAGCAGTGCCACTAAGACCCGTTGATGGATTATAATAATTTACAGATGTACCAGTTATTGTAGTACCACCAAGACCTGACCAATTTAAAATTGATCCAGAGTATGGTAGGAAATTAGCGTTGTAGTAATTAAGAATATTATTGCCAAAAGAATACGCTGCTGATTGGATACCATATTGAGTATTAGGTTGACCAGATATTGCATAAATAGTACTTGTACCAAGCGTACCTATTTTTGTACCGCTAGCATTAATGAGCATGGTGCTTAAAGTTGCAGCACTAATGTTATTCATCAATGTATTATCATTGCTAATTGTATTGCCTTGAGTTAAAAAACTTTGCCAGTCAGTAGTTAAACCACCAATATTAAATGCGTTAAAACTATCAATGGTAGAGAACCATGGTGTTACTGCAATTTCGTCAACATTAAGGTTAATGTAATCAACACCTTGGCTAGAGAATCCTGTGTTTGATCCATTGCTTGAAATAAAATTTTGTGGTGTTCCACGTAGATCATCAAAATTATTTTCAAAAAATGAAGTAATGTATCTAATACCAGTAAAGTAGGCTTGGTGCCAAGTTTGATTAATGTTTACTTGATTATAAACATGGACACGATTGTCTGGAAATCTTCTTTGAAGGAATTCATTATATGAACTATAGTTATAATTACCATTAGAATCTAATAGTTTGTAACTAATACTTGGGTCAATGATATATGAACTTGTATTTATAGATTGTGTAGTAGGATTATTAATCTGTGTTGAGTTAAGATTTGCAAGACTTGGAAAAGTAGAATTATTACCAATATTTGCAGTTGCATTACCCAGGATAGTTGAGTTACTAATCTGTTGGTTTAAGATAGTTGAAACACCAATAGCACCTGGGTTAGTAATTGCATATTTTACTGCATTACCGTCAATAATATTTGCTTCTAGTTGAGAGAAGTAATTTTCAACATCATAAGGAAAAACATTAATAGTTTTATTAATTGAATCCAATGGCAGGTCATATACTTCTGGTATAAGTTTTATAAATTCAATTTTTAAATACGTGCAGCTTACGGTTGGTAAATCGTATAAACCTTTTCTTAAAGAAAAATCTCTTTGAATAGGCGTCCAAGAGAAAGTGCTTGGATCTACTGTACCACTAATTGTTGATTGAATAGTGTAATAGACATTAAATTTGCAACCACTGTACAATGGATCAATGTATAGTCTATTAATTGTTTTTGGCGTTGGATCGCTAACTTTCATATAAAAATATACGATTGAGTCTTTTACAGGTTGTGGAGCACATTTCCAATATGTTGAATCATTAACAAACATATTAGAAACACTATTAACTGAATAAGAATATGTTTCTACAAAATTAAAACGATTTTGTGTAATAATAGAATTAGAACCACTAACAACCGCGGCAGGAATATCAGAATTATTTTTAACAATTAATTTGATACTAAAGTTTTGTACACCTACTGAATAAGCAATATTTGTTAAAGTATTTCCATTACCCGAGTTAGATTGAACAGTTTTATTCCTTGTAATGCGAATAGATATTTCGCTTACACCAGTTAATGGATAAGTAAAATTACTTGTTCCATTTGTACCTGATACTGTAGCTGGTGTTGGGTTAGTTGGTGCATTGTATTCTAAACGCAACCAATTAGTAGTTGTGTAAATGTCTCCACCACCGGCAATTGAGAATGTTGAGGAACCGGGCAATGGATTATCATTCTCGTCTAGTATCTCAACAAAACAAGGTACGTTAAGCACATCAAAAACAATATTGTTGTAATAAGTAGTATTTACAATATCGTAAGTAATTACTACAGGATTACTTGTAGGTCCACCAAAATCAGTACTTGAGATCCATGATTTTTGTAGTTGTGGATCAAAACTAATAATACTATTTGATTGATTAAAAATGTTTACATTGGGATCTGAATATCCAGTGCTTTGAATATTTGATAAAGTATCAATTACACCAGTGTGTGAATAAATTTTATTATAGACAACACCGTCAATAGTTAAAGGCGGATTAACCGATTGCGTTACGTATTCTTTTGAGGGGTCTGTATTGTTTGGTAAAATTGGCATTATTGTGCACCATAGACTGTTGATGTAACTTGGATAGAAGGAAGAGCAACGCTGTTTTCTGGGAAACCAGTTGGATCAGTACTGCTAACAAAATTAATATTCCCTGTTAAGTCAATAATTATTTCTTGTGTTTGCAAGTGAGCAAAATGTGGAGCTACGCTGCTTGTATTATTCTTTACCCAATATCTTGTGTTAGCACCTGGTTGTATATTTCCAGGTGAGTTCAAACCGTTTGCATTCACAGATGTTTGCAAATGAAAGTATTCTGAATAACCACCGTTAGTTGCTACGTAGTTTCCAGAAATTTGAGTAAGTGTATTAATAGGCGAACCAAAGCTAATTACAAAATTATTAAATGTAAAATACTTTATAGTATTCAAAATTGTATTAACTTTGCTTTGATCCCAAGTAAAGAAACCACTATTGTTAGTAGAATCCATTAAAGGAATAAGAACTATTTCTTGGGCTGGGTTAACGCCCGATCTTCCATAACCGGGTGTTCTCCAACTTTCTACAACATAAAACTTTGTTTGTGTTAATGCTTCACACATAGTGAGAACGCCCCACAGCGTTGAACCTATTTGAAAAGCTTCTGCAGCTCCCATAAGTCTTTCACGATAACTTGCATCTTTTGTACTGATTTCTTGCCATTGAGCATCAGTCAATTGATCAATAAAAGGATTTGTAGCAAAACTATAGATTTCAGGAGCAGTTCTTTTTACATTAAGAATTAATCCAAGTATTGTATCTAAATTATTAAATTCTATATTTTGCTGACCAAGCCTTGCAGCAAGCTGTAGGTTGTTAAGTTGTCCAGTACCACTGTTGCCAAGCAAAATATTCATTAACGTGGTGAGGTCATCACCACTATTAAAATCATAAATATCATCTGGAAAATTACTTACCTTTTGTATAAAGGTAGAGTGCAAAGCAGTGGGGAAAAGATTACCAGCCATTAGAAATTACTATTTCCCTTAACTGTAAAGTTAATTGCGTTAAGCAATGGTAATTGGTTGCTTGCAAGGTTAAAATCACTAGATTGTGTAGTGAGTATTGTTCCATCTAAAGCAACAGTATTAATACTTGTTACTTTAACGTTTGATACCCCTGGCACTGATAGGATTTGAGCTGCAAGAGTCGAGAAAGAAATACTTCCAAGATAATAAAAACTACTAAAATAAGTAGCAAGGTTATTAGCAATATTTGTTTCAACTGAAGTTGGAGTAAACCCAGATGAGAACACAATTCTAAGGTTAAGAACCAGGTTGATATAGTTTGCTTGGTGAACAAGAGTGTTTGTTCCTAATGGTCTACTTTGTTGTACCAACGTTTCTACAGAAACTACATCGCTATTATAATTATGGTTGTATTTCAACCATGACATAAGTGTTGGCAATGCAGGCCAACCACTTGGTGGCGTTGTTACATCAAATGCAAGGCCAGTTGTTTGTAGTACACTATTCTTATTGTCTGTTGTGTCATAGATTGGGTAAACTAAAGTTTTACCGCTAATTGCTGCTGTAGTTGCAGTACCTGATGGTGCAGTAATATTTTGATTTACATAAACACCACTGGATGTTACTTGTGTAATATAGTAACCAGATCCTGATGCAATTGCACTATTAGCGAGTGCTAAACCTGGGTATAACTGTGATAGACCATTGGCATTTGTTACTGGAATAAATGTTGTTCCATTCGTAGTTGCTCCTGATACAACCGTACCTGTAAACGTTACCCATGGATATTTATTTAAAGCAATTGGGTAAGTAGTACCACTACTTGTGCCAACATTGTAAAGATAAATACTGTCTGCTATTCCACTAGTTGATGTAGACAACTGAGATGGAAAGTTGATAACAGGTTGTTGGTTTAATGGGATATAAATATCATTAGCAATTGTTGAGTTTGTAGTTGCTACAGCACCACTAGCCAATGTGTAGTTAACAGTGTTTAGACTAGCAATCGCGTTGCCTGAACTTAAAGTAAATGATGGATTAAAAACAACTTGTTCAGTTGCTGAAGAAGCTGACGTACCATTAATAAAGATATCAATAAAATTACCACTAGCAAGTGTTATAGACCTACTTGATGCTGGGCAATATTCTGAAATTAATTGTATTTGGTTGCCAGCAAATAGTGCAGTTTGGTTGGCATTGTTTGCAATAGTTACTACTAGAGGGGCAGTTGGGTTTGTAGGATAGTAATAATCAGTGTTGTTTGCGTATACTATTTGTGAAGGCGTATTAAGGTTTGAACCAATTAATTCATTACCCTGCGGGTAGACATATCCACCAAAAGTACCATTATATGACAATGTACCGCTAGTACCAATGTCAGGGTTTGCACTTTGAATATAACTATAGTAACTAACACCACTTACAGTGGTAACGCCACTGGTAGTAACGCTTGCACCTGGGATAGAAGTACCGCTACCAATCATTATACGATATGGTAAACCTGCGCTATAATTAATTAAAACACCTGTTCCATTGACTGTATTAGTATTTGAGTTAGGTGATGCAACAATTTGATAGTTTGGTGCAACACCACTGATCATTGCAGTTATTCCAGAAGCTAACGCACTACCAGTAACTGAACCGGTAAATCCACTGCTTGCAACGACTGTGGTCCCACTAAAAGTAGTACCACTAATTACGCTAGTCATACCAGAATAAGCTACAAGCAGCATGGTAAATGCATTGCCTGTTCCACTGATTGATGAATTAATTTGTAGTTGTTCGCTATAGAAAGTCTGTTGACTAACTGTGTTAGCAAGAGTTACGTTTGGATCTTGAAGAGCAGTAAGAATATACTTACCTTGTGTACCAATGTTGTTGTTAAAAGCTGTGCTTTGCCATCTAGCTCGTAAAGAAGCATCACTTTCTGGGTCAAGACCACCAGTTATTGCACTATTGTTAACTACTGATGTAATACCAACAAGTGAACTAACTTTTGTAGTAATTGCACCAGTTGGTACATTGCCATAAGCTCCAGGTAGTGTTGCAATGATTGGAACGTCAACGGATGTGCTACCAACGCCAATAATTGCTGGTGCAGAAGTTGCGTAGTAAATTGCAGACGTATAATTAGTGCCAATTGGTACAGCAATTTGTGTACCTAGTGGGATATCAATAATGTTAGTTGATGGAGTATTAACAGAAAAAGTTGCAAGCCCAGAAGCTCTTTTACCAAATTGGCGATAAACACCAAACAAGTTACAAAATGTATCTAATTCAATACCATTCTTTGTGTTAACATCATAACTATATGTTTGAAGAACAGAGTTATTGTTAGCAAGAGCAATTTCTTTTGCAACAGATTCTAGGATTTTATACGTGGCTGTACCAACGCTGACGTCCCAGGTGGGGTCGTATACTGAAAGGGCGGCTTGTAGCCTAGCGAGAACTCCTGAGGTATCAGCCATTAGTTATATTCACTCCGTTGCTATTGATCGTCAGATTAAGATTTACCGTATTGTTATTCAAAGTGTTTAAAGCAATAGCGGCAAATATTGTTGTATTCTGTATCGATACATTTACCGATACAATGTTTTGTATAATTTCACTTTTATTCCAGTTGGCAAGCTGTGCTGTATTTTGTGCTTGTTGTAGATATAATGCTTGTTGACCCTGGTATAGTTGTAATACGCGAATGATTTCGTTTGTTACTGTACTAATGGTTGATGCAGATTGTGTCCCACCAACCAATTGTGGCAATAGGCTACCAAAGTTAGGCGTGGTGAATCCAGTGCCAATGGGTTCTTTTAGCCATAAAGATATGTCTTGTACTAACTTAGCATTACCTGTGGAAAACTGTATTTTTCCTGTACTAAGTTTAATATCACCGTTGCTAACTGTTATAGTCTTCATAGTATCTTAGGCAAAATAGGGCTTTTTATACATCAATACTTGATGATCTTGGTAACTACGGCATATGGCTGCATATTATTGTGGCCAGAAGCTGTTGTAGCGGTGTTTCCGCTGGTTGTAAGCCCCGTTTGGGCAGGCACTGTAAAAGCAAGACCAGGAATAGATACGCTACCGGTAACTGCTTGAGAAGCAATAGAAAGAGATGGAATCGAAAGTGCAGGTATAGTAGCACCATTAACGGTGAGTGAAGGGATGCTAACACTAACACCAGATAGACTGTGAGTGTGACCAGAGTCACTACCAGAAGTAGTAGCACTAGAAGTAATACCTGTTGTTGCAGATTGAGTTGGGTTAGCAGTACCAAAGTGGTTACTAGGGGTTCCGGTACCATAAAGGTTTCCACCACCAGTAGTGTTGTATACCATAAAAGCATAAGATCCAGCACTATGTGTGTGACCAGGATCTGTTATACTTACACTTGTACTAGCACTAATATTAGCAGTACCGGTTCCTGTAGTACCAGAACTAATACTAGCACTACCTGCCACAGTAGTAGTTGAATTGGTAGTACCAGTTCCTGTAGATCCTGAACCAGTAGATCCACCGGCTGTATTCAAACTGACAGTATTGCTAGTTCCTGTACTAGTTGTAAGGCCTGTTTGTGCAGGCACTGAGAATCCATGGGAGTGAGCTACTAAAGGAGTTTCTCCAGATACCAATACGTGAGTTTCTTCACCGCTATAAGTAGCTAAAGCTCTAAGGGTAAGCCCTGTACCACTGCCTGCACCAATCGTTGTACGACCTCTAAGATCAGGTACGTTAAAACTAGATCCAGTTCCACCCCATGTATAACTAATGGCATTGAATAGACCACTATATGTAGTTGTAGAATAACTAGATCCATCACATAGAAGATACCCAGATGGTGCAACAGGGCCAGCAAAATCAAGAAGCGTTCCTGCAGGTACTCCTCCTGTTGCTGCACTGCTCGGTAGAGGTGTTGTACTAACTACTTGATTTTTTGTGCTATCAAATATGCCACCGTATAGATATAACCTATATAATGTTGTTCTTTTTTCTACCCACCAAACTTGGTTAGGTTGTAATTGAGCAAGTGTAACTCCTGGTGGCATAGCTTGGAGATCGATTTCAACTTGAAAACCTTTTGTGTCTAAAGCTAGACAATAATAATTTTGTGCAGCATTGTTTGCTAGGCTAAAAGGATGAAGTTGTGGAAGTGATGTAAGGCGTACTTTAATAACGCCCATTTTTTTATCATATGGATTTCCTGTAACACTCATGATATTACATTCGGCACTAGATCAAGCCCATAGTGAAGAATCTTATTACCCTTCATAGGAGCAGTTAATTGTACTTGTGTAGTAAATCCACCAGAACGGCTACCCTGGTGAGTAACACCCATTACATAAAAATGATAAACGTTATTTTGATCCATGTTTATCTTTATTCTCATACCTGGATAAAGTTCAGGCATAAATGTAAGTTGGACAGTGCTAACAAATTGGTTAACCCATTGAAGCATAAATTGTTGTAAAGCATATAAATATTCAATAGCATGACTGTGAATAACACTTTGCTCTTGGACCATTGGTCGCATACCATATCTATTCAAAAATGTAAGGACATTTTTTAAGTTAGTAGATGTTGGAGTATTTCCTGTAGTATTGTTATTAGTATTGTTTTGAACCAAATAAGTACCAAACAAAATTTCCATAGTGCTTGTATCTTGGATGCTAACAATACCATTTGTTGTAATATAATCTTGGAAACTAACTTGTTGACCAATACCGGTAGTATCACCGATGACACCTACGTGAGTAGCTAATTGGTTGTCATCATGATAAATTTGGAAATCCATAATTTCTACTGGGCTAATATCCATAACTGGATCAGTGCCATAAATACCATAGTAATCAGGGAACCAGGCAACAAAGTCACCATTTGGCGCACTTTGGTATAGACGAAGACCAGCACCCATAATTTGTGTAATGTCTTGCATTACTGGGTTATCAAGTAAAAACGCTCTTGGTGAACCTTGGATAACACTTGCTCTTACGTCAAATTGTGGAGCTTGAAAAAGAGTATTAAAAGCGTTGGTAAGGTTTAAAGCAGACCTTTGTGATGGGTCATTAGCATTATAATAACTACCATTGTTTGAACTATTTGAATTTAAAGTTGTAGTAGCGCCACCAAACAATGACAAAGGTCGTCTAGCTCCTAAATAAATAGAACCATTGCTTTGAGCTTTTTTATTATTATAACCGCCAACAATTTGGCTCCAATATATTGGTTGTTCAACAATTTGATCTTTTAATGGCCCTGAGCTTGTTTGTGCTGCAATGTACCAACCTTGATCGGGGTTAGCTTTTTCACCATTTGGTCCAGGTTGACCAAAGTCAATGCTTAATGTTGCCACGTGGTTCGGTGGTGGTGTATTATCTCCACCTGCTTTTGGCATATTATAAAAATACAAAGCATCACCAGCTTGTGGTTGCGCATTCACACCAAAATATGTTCCTAAAATTTGGTTGTTTAAAGGAACTGGACCGTTGACCATTTGTTTGTCACTCGGCGCAAGAGAACCAAATTGAGAATTTGTATTAGCATTCAATGAAGCATTGACGTTTCTTTTTTTAAATTCTGTATTCCATGCCCATTGAACCAGACCAGAACAATCAAAACCAACCCCTGGAGTTCTGCCACCATAAACATATTTAGTATGACCAACTTGAGTTCTCATATTACTAATAACTGAATTAACGATTGCTGTATTGTTTAATACATCTTGAGAATTAACACTAGCATTTGTTTGAATAAGATTTGAATTAAGACCATTCTGTGGACCAACGTTAACTACAGTTTGATCTGCCCATAAGTAAGTAACTTCTGAGTACATACTGCTTGTAGCATTTTTAGGGTCATACGATTTAGGATCGTTTGCGTTATTTGTAAGATATGCTATTACACCAGGGTGTACTTGAAAATAATCAACACTTTTATCAACAATTGCTTGGTTGTTTTTTCCTGTAGTTTTTTGTGGAACACTAGTTGTTCTTACAGCAACAACTTTATTATATCTTTGATTGATTAATAGTAAAAGTCTTCCATCGTTTTTACCCGTAACGTGGTTTTGTGCCAACCAAGTTTTGGCATTATTAATTTCAGTTTGGTTTTGTAGATTTAAATAAGAAAATGGGGCTGAACAATAATAAATGTCTTCAGTAATCAATGAAGAATTAACTGGGTTCATTGAGTTAGGCCCTGGGAAATAAGCTGGATTCCCACCAATTCCTGTTGTAATAAATGGTTTTGCTTGGCTAACAGAAATTTTAGTACCAATACCACCATCAGGTGCTTGGTTGTTTGTAAGTGTTTCAACGCCTGCAGAATTAGTTGTTACTGCATTTTGCCCACTAGAAACACCAGCAGCACTAATAATTTTACTTAATTCTTGCACAGAGTTCTGGTCTAGTCCATTTGCTGAACTAATCAAATTACTATATACTTGCGCTGTAAAATTAATAAAGCTATTTGGAATACCTTGGATGTGGATATTATTTGGATTCCAGTTGCATACGTTATAAAGGACATTGACGACTGCTTGCGCAATACCACCGTCATTAAGTGTGCTGTTGCTGCTTTGAGCAGCAGAGTCCATATAGTTAAGAAGAAGATTTTGAAATTGGATAAGCGTGTCATCCCAGTAAGTTGATTGCAATATTCTAAGCGTACAAGTAGCTTGGATCTGGATTGGAGTAGGAATTAAAGTTACAAGGGGTGCATATGTTACAAAACCAGTAAATACTTGTACGTAACTAGTTCTTTTTAAGAACACTACAATACGATCCATGGTTGATATAGGTGTAGAACCACCATCATAGTTATATTTAAACCCTGGGTTATTAAGGGTACAAGTAAAAGTACTTACGGCATTAATTTGTCTTTGTAAATTAAAGTCAACAACATCTGCTGATATATCTACAGGCCCTGAACTAGTATTAACAACAACACTAATATCAGGAGTATAAAAGAAAGTTCCGGATTGACCAGTTTCAATACTCATGCGCTTGGCACTCCACCGTTTTGACTATTAATGCTACTTGCTTTTGTATTAATTGCTCCTTGTACAATGCCAGTAGCATAAAGATCGACCCAACTAGCACCGTATGCTTCTTGATCATAAGCAGAAGGTGCATATGTAATCTTAGAACCAGCTTCCAAAGAAGATGAAGGGGTGTTTGCAATATTTTTTGTTAAGATATTCATAGTATAATTAGTAACAAAATAACTTTTAAAACGTACAAATTGTTTTTCTACAATTTGTATCCAACCATTATATTTTAGCGGTTGTAAAGGGTTCTTGCTAATAATAGTATTATATGTAGGTAAAGTTGGATCAGAATTATTGTAATAATTTAATTCCATTGTTGCTGCAGTCGTACCATTAACATAAGCTATTTGATGAGCATTGATAGCATCTTGAAATTTGTTTAATTTTGAAAAACCATCAGTAGGATCAATATCTTCAAAACCAAGATCTGGTTCGGTACCTTTTGGCTTAAGACTAACCAATGACCAAACAATTGTAAAATTAGCAAACATTTCAGCACGTCTAATAGGGAGCCAAGATATCCCGTCTCGTGTTTGTTGTGTTAAAAATTGATTAGTTGAACTAGTACTAATGCTTTGCAACCATACTTCAAATGTAGTTAATTTTTTACCATCAAATAATGTTATTGTTGCGTTCCCAGCCATTGCTGCCAACCTTCATCTACTATAGGAGATGTTTCGTGTATCATCCCCATACTATTACTCCATGCAAATCCATTAAAACTTTTTACGTTAGCTTGTGGATAAAGAATAGGTGTTGATATCCTACAATTAGCAGAATACATACCTTCAACATTGTTTATGTTTGTATTATTATCCATAATTAACTACCAGTTGTAAAAAGTTGAGAAGCATTAGAGTTTTCCAATGCTTGAAGAATATTTGCGGTTTTTGTACTTTGAGAAATTGTGCTAAGACCAGTCCATAATTCATTAAACCCAATGCCACCAGCGGTTGCTGAATAACTATTGAGAGCTTTTAAAGTGGCGCTTTGCGTAACAACTTTTGTAAGATCTTGTTGCACTTCAAAAGTAAGATAGTATGGGTAAGTTACTGTAGTGATATCCCAACCCATTTGAAAGTTTTGTAAAAATACCATAAAAGATAAATTTCTACTAGGAATACTAAAAGTCATAGGTTTTTTAGACTGGTTTTGGCTATCTTGTACAGTTTTAAAGATTTCATATAATTCCATAAGAGTGCCTCTACTGCCAGCATCACCTTGCACTTGCATAGTATTAATTCTTACAGATAATATTTGAGTTACACGGCCACCAATAGTATCGTAGCTTTGTGAGTTTACTTGGTACGACCAATTTAACGAATTAACATTAAAAGGGAAAGTATAAGTTTTACCAGTATAATTGTCTTTGATCGTGGCAGAACTAACCAACAATGGTTGGTCTAATGAGTTTTGACTGCCTCCTACGATATTAACTGCCATAATTTATCATAAATGTTTTGGTATTTTAGTAAGTGGTATAGTGCCAGTAGTATAACCAGCTGCATTGTTTTGCATAGAAAAGCTAAGAGCTTGTGCAGTAGATGGATTAAAACTAAGGCTAACATGTGATGTTGATGCATTATTGTTATTGCTTGGTGCTTTATATCCATAAATATCTTGTGTAGCAGTCGTATAATCTCCTGATTGATAGGCATTATAAGCTTCTTGGTAAACAGATTTTGGCACATTGATTGTACCTTGAGTTACTTTATTAAGTGCTTCTAGAGCATGTTCTTGTTCTTGTTTAAAAACATATTCTGAACTAGCACCTCTAATACGAAGCTGTCCGCCTGGAGCAGCTTGATTTGTCTGATCAACTATTTTCTTTACATTACCGCTAGCAGTAGCATCAGTGAATGCGACAGGTGCACCATATTTTTTTGCAGTTTGTACTTGTTTTACAACGCCCCATGCCCAATTACCTGCGTGTTGTGGTGTGTCACCTTGTTTATTTATAGCAGAACCCATTGAAGGTTGACTCATGATAGCAGATAAGATCATATATTGACCAGCGTTTTTATCATCAAACTTTTTTTGGCTACCTTGATAATCAGTTGTTGTATCAATTTGTGCCCAATGTAGGATTTGTTCATCAGAAGTATATGTAGCAGTCTGCAATTGTGCTGAAGTAGATTTACGTTCTGTTGCATATAGACCCATGTAACTTGTACCAAGAGCTTGCGCCATCAAAGCATTGCCTAATTGTGTTCCTAACAACTCTGTACCAGTTGCACCTTGTGCTTGCAAAACAAAGTTTCCTGCACCAAATTGAGCAGCTTGTGCACCTAGTTGCGCAGCTACAACGCCGGTAGCTCCTCCAGCAGCATATTGAGACATTCCAGTCATAAAAGCTTGATTACCATATGCTGTACTTGTTTGAGTATTATTTTCAAGTTGACGTACATAAGCAAAAGCGTTAGCAGTATCGCCCATGTTTACACCGGCAGCTAAACCACCACCAATGATTTGTTGAGTTTGTTGTGCATTTAAACCATATTGTGTCTTAAATTGCAAAGCATTATTAACATATTGTTGTATGTTTCCGCCTCTTAGACCAAGAGCTTGAGCATTGTTTTGAGCTTGCATAACATCGGCCATACTGAAAGATGGATTAAGATTAAATCCAGATTGTACAAAAGCACTAAGGGCTTGTCCAGCGCTACGTCCATAATCTACTTGACCAACGTTTTGTCCTTGTGCTTGGGCAAAACCAGTAATTTGTCGTGCTTGGTTAGCAATAGCAACGGCACCCCCGTAAATTCCGGATGCAATATTTGCATAGCCAGCAAATTCAGTAAATTTTGTTAATAGTTTAGATCCAAATATGCTTGTAATGTGGTCAGCAATTTTAAGCATTTTATCTTCAGTGCCACCGGAAACGATTTCGCTTGTGCGTTGTTGAATTGGTATGGTACTACCAGGATAATACGTTGGGTTACCATTTGCATCAAGAACATTTTCATATTTAGCTTCAGCTTGAGCTTGTCTAAGTGTTTCTCTATCAATACCAAGATTACCAAGAACACTTTTGTAAAAGCTACCAGCTCTATTTCCAAGTGTTCTAGTAATTAAATTAGTAGATTGTCTGTAGGCAACTTCTGCTGCTCTGCCTTCTTTTTTTTGAGCAATAATGCTATCAGCAATATTTGAATAATTATTTTTAAGTTGCGCTTGAAGCCTTGTTTGCAAAGAATCGTTAGGCACTTGATTATTAACTGTAGGTGAAATTATTTGGCTTAGAGCATTGCCAAAGACTCTTTTTCTACCATCGTCTTCTTCGTCATATCCACCAGATGGAGGTGCGTTTGGTGGTACTATATTATTGCCATTGCCACCAGATATTCCTGACATAAGATCGCTAAAGTCTCTAGACTTACCAGCGAATCTGTTATTAATGGAAGTTCTTTGTACGTTAGGGTCAGTAGAAAAGTCTACGGATGAAGTGATGCTTTGACTATATCCACCAGAACCAGTGTTACCAAAGTAACCAGCACCAGTGTTACCACCAAAACCAAGCATCTGCATAGCTTGACCCATATTGGCATTGCCGCCGAGGCCTCTTGCGCTATTCATCATTTCTTGCAATTGCATTACAAGGTTGCTAAATGTAGCTTGGTTAGCTTGTGCTTGTGTTGATACAATCTCTAAAATAGATTTAATTCCAGTAACAACATCTAAGTTTTCTTGGAAATAACCTCTTAGTTTGTCTGCACGATCAGTAACGCCAGAAATAGCGGTATCAATGGCTTCTACGTCGTCACGTATTTGTTTTGTTACAGAAGCGAGTTGTTGAAAACCTTGTACTGTAGAACCGGTATTATCTTGAAAATTTACCGGTATCTCAAGTGGATCACCTGTAGCCATTAATCACCTCCTATCTCGTCTATATCTATGCCATCAAATGGGTTGTTTAAAGTCATTTGTTCGACAAAAGCTGCGTCAGCGGCGATTTCTTCAGGTGTTCTTTTTTGAGGTTTTGCCATTTCTGCGAATACCTTCTCGAGCTCACGTTGTTCTTCAATACTTTGAGGAGTAAGCCAGACAACATCGCCCATCTCTTCCTCTTCTTGTTTTTTCTTCATGTAAATGCTATGGAACTCTGGGTTGTTTATAAACAGATTCTGTTCAAAACGAAGTTCTTCTAACTCATTTTCTTGTCTACGTTTACGGATAGTATGCGTTACAAGGATTTGTTGTTGTACTACATTGAGGTTGCCTCTGGTAAAAACACCAGTAAGATTGGCAATCTCACTATTCTCGATCACATACGGATCTACTTCCCATCTTTTGGGATATCCAGTTCCTCTTCTACCTTTTCAAAGATGTCAAAAGGGACAACTGGTTCAATAATACCGAGCTCTTGCAGTACCATAATTACACGGTTTTCAAGAGAATCAATTTCTTCGTAAAGAATATCAATAATAGTATCATACCAATTATTGACTACGTAATCATACTTTTGTCTAACTACGTTAATATTTTTATTACCAGGGATTAGATCCCTATCATCAACACTAACCAATCCGGCAGCAACGATAGCAGATTTGTAAGAACGAGCGTACCCAACAGTATCTAGGTACGGCTTTGTCAATAGACTAATTTCTAGCTTTTCGTTAATAGTCAATGTTCTAACCACAAACTTGTGGAAAGGCACTTTTGTGACTTCACGTTGTAAATAACCTAAAAAGAGCAGGCCTTCGAAATCATCTTTCCATTCTTCTGGAAAGCTATCGATGTTCTTACTTGTTTCGGTCTGGGGGAGGTCTTCACTCCCCCATCCGATTCCATTCTTCGTTGTCATGTTTCCTTTGGATCTAGGGCTTCTATTCAAAGCCTACCACATTAGCTTAATTAGTTTTTGTTAAGGAAGCGGTTGTAAGGCTTCTTGCTTCTGCGGCTACGGAGTTCAACTTGAGCAAAAAACTGACCGTTAGTACCTGAAGCAGGAGTAGTAAGCGTTGTACCAGCAATGTTATTAGCAAGTGGGCTACCAGTTACAACACCAAGTGAGCTAACAGCTGTGGTAGTTGAAGCAGGAACTCCAAGGTAACCAGCGTTGCTAGTTGCTACAACACCAACTGCAGTTCCAACGGCAGTACCGCTAACGACAGCAACTGATGGGCAAATACCTTCGATTTGAGTGAAACCAAAGTAACCAGCAGGAATGTTAACAAGTGCAACACCTGAGAAAGCACCTTGCTTAGTACCAACAGTAGTAACGTTTCCGTTTACACCGCTAAGAGTTGTATTGGCGCTAATAACATATGAAACGCCTTGACCATCTTGCTTGACTTGGTATGTGATACCAGAAGCAGTTGATACGTAACCATTGCTTTCGTCTTGCCATACCGTTGCCCAACCACCTGAAATGGTAGTAGCAGTTCCATTATAAACGAGTTGGTAACGAGCACCATCAGGACCAGTTAGTGAGTAAGGTTGGAAAGATCCTAGTAGTGTGTCTTGTGGTGTTCCAATACCAGCACCAGCACCAGTGGTTCCACCAGCAGCAGCTCCTTGAGCAGCAAAACCAGCAATGCTGAATGTGCTAAGAGTGTTGCTTACAGTACCGAGGAGGCTGAGTGGACCATTTCCACCAAACAACTGGGTATTTACACCATTTGATACTTGGGCAGGTACAAAACCACCACTAGCAGTGGTAAGGTCAGTGTTAACAGTGACAACTTTGATAACATTCTGACGAGCACCTAGGCTAATCTTTGAGAACGTATCAGCATCTACCACGTATTGTACACCTGGGACCATCTTACGGTGATCAGGAAGAATGGCTTGACCCACTCCTGCCTGCAATTGAATTACATATGAACGTACGGACATTTTATTTCATGCCTTTCTTAATTTAGAGTTTCGGTTCTTTGACGGTACATGATTGTAATCGTCTTGGGAATAGTCATTGTTCCAATTTGGATTAATTCATCAACTGTGACGTTAACTACGACACAACCAGTGTAAGTAATTCTACGCTGGGTACCGTCTGGCTTATTGATGACTTTTATGCACTGGACTTCGCCTTGAGCAAGTTGAGCCTTGAACACGTCAAGGAGGTCAGCTGCATTAGCAAAGTTTGCACCCAATTGTGCCCATACTTCAGCATTCCATTGTTCTAGGAATGTGATTTCGAGATATCCTGCATTCAAAGCAGCAGGCAAAGCAATCTCAATTGGGTAAGCGTTATCCAAAGGTTGGATAGGCTGTGGTTGTGCTACAGGCTGTGGGCCTCGCTCATTGATAACCTGAGCATAGGCTAGTGCCTGTCCATTGTAGGTGAACGCAGTATAGTGTCCACCTACGCGAAATAGTGAAGTTGCCATTTTTTATTGCTCCTAGTAGACTACAAGATTGCTCTGAGTATTATTCGTAATTACGGTACCAGTTTGAGTATTTAGGCTCAAAGTAGTCTGGATGTAATTAATCGGATACGTCGGAGAATATTGGAAAGTAATATTTACAGTCGTTGGGTTAGATGGGTTAACTGTGTAATTAATATTCTGGTAACTTTGGATAAGTCCAGATGCCTTTGCATTGATCAAAGTACCTTGCACTGTTGAAAGCGCAGCACCAGTAGTAATCTGTGTCAAAGGACCACCAATAAGTGCACTATTGACCAAGTCACGTCGAACGTTGTTAGCTAAGCGGTCACCAACAGCATTGATTGATATTTCTTGTGTCAACCAGTTATTTACATTAGTTGTAAGACCCTGTAGAATCCAGAGGTTACCGTCACGCTTTTGGTAAACTGTAGTAACACCATAAGGTAGATAGTTGGTAGCTGCGTCCGTAAGGCTAATTTGGTTAGGGATGTAATTAAATCCATAAACAATCTTATTTGTAATAGGGGTGCTAACTTGAGTCTGTCCTACAAAAGTACCAGCGATTGCAGCAGCAAGGTAGTAACCAGGGATATTGAAGTTAACGTTGGTAAGTCCAGTATTAGTATTCAATCCTGGGTTGTAGTTAATAGAACCTGGGAATACAACACTGACTCGTGTACCTGCATTGCTTGCACCAATTCCACCAACAAATGATTGCACACCTGAAGTAGTGATCTGGTTAGAGGTTCCATCAAAACCAAGGAAGGCACGCTGGTAATTACCATTGCTATTTTGGCTAGTAAGGTACGCAGCCAATGTGCTAGCAACCGTACCGTTTGCGTAAGCAGTAACTTGCCCATTGGTAACAAAACCATAGAGTGGGACAATTACGTCTACGCCAGCGAATGATGAAAGGTATGTTGGGTCACTACCTGTACCGTTAGTTGCAAGTGCACGGTTCCAGTCGGTAGTAGTAGCAGCACTTTGTCCGCTTGATGAAATACGAGCTACAGGAAGAACTTGTACAACATTTGCACCATTTTGGAATGCAAATTGTGCAGCAAGCACAGCTGGATTATTAATTGTTGTTCCACTGATAGCAGCACCAATTGTGTTGGTGAGTGTATTAAAATCGTAATAAGTTCCGTATGCTGCCCAGTTGTGACCGTATGTAACAGAAACAGTTCCACTTGGAAGTCCAACGCCAGTTGTGGTTCCAACTGTAGTTATAGCACTAAAAGGCTGACCACTGGCGGTGCTGACAGTAAAGTTAACACCGTAAGTACCAGTAACAGTTGTGCTACCACTAACCCAAGTTACAGTGTAACCAGAGAAAGAAGTGTAAGTACCCGTTGAAGTCGTGTTGACCATAGGGGTAGTAAGTTGACCGATTGTTACACCGGATGTAGCAGTGATGTTATAGAACGTGTCAGTATTGCTACCAGCGACAGGCTGGTCAGCAAGCAATAGAATATTAAGATTTGTAGGGTTTATAGCTGTCAGCGATGTGCCAGACTGCGTGACATAAACACCTGGAATCTGATAGTTGGAAATGGGCATACATTCTCCTTCAATGCCTTATGCATAATCGCGATTGTTTTACAGTATTTCTTTTACCAGTTTTATTATAAGGTATTTGTTTCATTTGGTGTAGAATAAGGGTTAGCAACCATAGTTCCGCTAGCGGTAACAATTGTGAATTCAGGTAGTACGTAGTTGTACTTATTCTCATAAAAGTCACCTATACATTGGACTCTTATGCTAGCCTCATAAGTCAATTCTTCTGGACTCCATGGGGTCCCAACGCTAACGCTGTCACCTAATGGGGTAAAAGTATCCAAAAGTAAGGTCATACCCAGCAAATTGTTGTTAACAATGCTATTAAAAAACGCTGTGCTAGCTGGGCTACCCTGACCCATAAGGATCAAATTAGCAACGCTATCGTATAGGCGGTCTCGCTCTTCGCTGTGCATAGCCATAATTTGTAAATCTATGCTACCTTCAAAGTAGCCTGTTCTTGAACTTTGAGTTCCAGAATAAGTTGTACCACTAATAACTATACCGCCTGAAGCAGCTGTATAAATGTCTGGGTTAAGACCTGACCATTGAATTTTACTTGGTCTGAACTGCACAAAGACTGCTGGCCATGCAACTAGTTCGAGTGGATACTCAATTGTTACGCTGTTTGGAACCAGATCGAGGCTAGTATCAATTGGAGCAGATGCTAGAGCTGAGAACCCGGCTTGAAGTGCTTCAACGATTGCGGTTTTTACGGCTGTAGTAAACATTTTATATCATATTCTTTCCGTAAAAGATTTCTCCTAAATCGTCTTTTGCATCAGTCTGCATCAAAAGATTTAATACTTCTTTAGAAGTAACAGTTCTTTTCCATTCTTCAACGCTTGCGTTTAATGAATTTTCTAATACCTTCAATGCAGGCTTCTTAGGATATACCCATTCAGGCTTGCTTTCTTTAATTCTTCCATCTTTAGCTAATCTAGTAATAATAGGGATATTGCCAATTTGGTTAGCGCCAGCTCGTCTAAAAGAAATAGTTCCGTCTGTGTTCCTAATTGGTATAACTCTTCCTGATAAATCAACCATTGCGTGAGCTTTAATACCTTGGTCTAGATCCATTAGATAAGCTACTTCATCAGGAACTTCAATACCTATTACACCAGTTTGATAAAAAGGGATCAAACTGTTTAGTGCTTTACCACTTTTACGTGGTCCAATGACTTGAGCAATCTCGACTGCACGTCTAGCTAAACGTTGTGTCAATGCATCTGGTGCTGCTATTCCTTCGTACATTAAATCACCGGTACATTGTAGTATGGAGCACTTGGGAATACGTTTTCTAAAGTACAAGTTTGGTTAACATAAACACTTGGGCTATAACTTGTTCCTGGGCCAGTGCGGATGCTTTGTGGGCTTACGGCACTAACTTGAAATCTATCTCCAAGCGATGTTGGCGTTTCTTCGTACCATTCGTTTACACGAACAACTAAGTCACCAGTTCTAATTTCTGGATACCAGCTGAACTGAACAGTTGGATTATCTTTCCAAAATTGACCAGTGCTTAGATTCATACGAATTTGAGGTGTGTCAGCAGCTAGCATATATAAGTGATAACAAGTTGGTTTAAATCCACCACTGAATGTTGTTCCATAACAAGTCCCACAGTAACTATTACCCGTTTGACGGTATACTTTGCTAACTCGTGATTGGACAGCAGCATTAGGTTGTGATGGGTTTGGGCTATCTTGGCATTGTTGACAGTATCCTACAAGTCCAAGAGCAGCATCTTCTGCACGCCAAAGTTGACGTACAATAACTTCTTCTCCATACCATTGCAAAGCTTCATCGTGGAAACGTTGCTGGTCAGTCTGAGCCCATATTTCACGTTGTTTTACAACGAGAAGAGGGCTTTCTTGCTGGGTGGATAGTCCACCGGCACCGGGTACAACCGGCCCTGGCTGTGGATCAATACCAGACATTTATTATGCTCCACCCATGTTAGCTGCAGCGTATTGGAAGTGAGGACGTGCTGGGTTGACAAACATTCGTGGGATAAGACCACCAGCAACCAAGAGACTTCTGCGTGAACCAACCATGAACTGACGCTTCATTTGACGTAGTTGCTTGTCAGCAATTTCTTTATCAAATAAGTACAATTGCCACCATCTCTGGTAGTAATCTCTACGATCCATCCAAGCAGCGTTCATACCTTGTGGTGAAGGTTGTTCAATATAGTTACGAGCAATGTGCTTTAAGAAGTGAGCATAAGTCTGGCTAGCTAGTACACCGTAATAAGTGCTTGGGAATGGGACTTGAGCATTTAAACCAATTTCATAAGCTGGGCTAAAGATAGGTTGAAACTCGTAGTTAATGTAGTCAATTGCTTCATCTTGCATGATCATTGCAACTTCTTCATACATGATAAAACCACTTTGATTAAGTTCTTGTAAGTAAGGTCCGCCAGCAGTGGAGTCAAAACTCTTGTCTAACCTATGAACAATCCCAGTAACCATTTGACGTTCATCGTAGCTAAGGTTGCTCCAATATGGCATCTGATCAGTAATAACAATACTATCTGTATATACTCTTGGTGATCCACTAATTGTGTAATTCCAAGTAACATTGTAATTGCCTTGGATTGATGATTGATTAGCAGTCAACGTATATTGGTAAGTTCCTGTGCTTTCGTATGTAGCAGTAGTTCCTGCAGGAACAATAACCGTACCGTTATCAGAATTGACAATGCTAAGCGTAACGTTTTGATTGTCAGGGTCAGTAAGAACACCTTGTGAGTAGGTCATAATGCCTACTGGCTCTACTGCATATTGTGGAAAGGGGCGTACTCTCATATTTTTCCTTAGTTAAAAGTAATTGAACCAGTGCTGGTCCATTCTGCATAGTTGTATACTCCATCAGTAGACTGTGCGTGGCTTCCTACGATGGTTGGAGTGCCTGGGTAATCAGCAATTGCCCATCGTATGGCTACATAACCAGATTGTCCAACGTTTTCTGAGAAACCACCAGTTCCTGGTAGATATTGTGATGGAGTATTACCTTGAGTAACTGTACCTCGACCACCACCACCACCACCGACGTTATATGGTCCCATAGTTCCAAATGGTCCAATAGGGGTAGATGGTCCACCATTACCACCAGTGGTACCAGCTCCTGCGCTACCATTGCCATTAGATCCTGCACCACCACCACCAGCACCAGCAACACCTGTTCCACCAGACCATGAGTTGTTACTACCACCAGTTCCTCTATTGCTAGTGGTTCCAGGTCCTCCACCGTTACCACCGAAGCCAATTACGGATACAGTAACTCCGTAATCAGTTGCACCACTATTACCACCGGTTCCAGCAGTAGCAGTTGAAACAGCAGTTGCACTACCACCTGCTCCTATAACGCATGATATAGTTTGTCCTTTTGTTGCTTGTGCTGATCCACCATTAACTAAGTTTCCTGCAGCACCTCCGGTGTACCATCCACCTCCACCACCAGCTCCAATAGTGTAAACTGTTATTGGTACAAAGCCTGGATAAGGTGTTGCAGTCACTGAAGATACTGGTGCTGAGTAACCAGCTCCATTATATGGAGCAGCATAGAATGTGTAGGATGTTCCTTGTGCAAAATTATAAGTAAAGTAAGCTTGGCTTGTACCAGAAGGTACTGTTTGAGTAGTAGTTGCTGGTGAAGTGTATAGAAGTATATTTGAATATGGACCACCACTGGTTGGAGGAGTCCATTGGTAATCGAACTCTGCGGTTCCAGCTGCTCCGCCTGTCACTCCAGTTACAGCGCCTGGAACAGCAACTATGTAAGGTTGAACAGCACTGCCTGCAGTTGCAACAGGACTTTTACCACCAGAGTTAGTAGCTACAACAGTAGCAGTGAAATTTGTATTTACATAATAGTTATTATTAAAAGCAAGGCTATTAAGGCCATAAGAAGTTGTACCAGAATAAACATCACCATTTGTACCAGAAAGAACTACGTTATAGTTAGTTGGTTGACTGTATTGCGTATTAAAAGTTGGTTGTGTCCAGTTAACTGTAATTGTTGCATTGGCAGTTGAAGAATTAAATCCAGATCCAGATGCGGTAACTGTTGAAATAACGGATGGAGAAGCCTGTGGTGGGAATTTAAACACCACTGGGGTACCTGGAGTATCTGGGTATGGTGATCTTGCTTTAGCAGTAACGTTGACTGTACTAACTGGAAGAATTGGATTAGATGAATTGATCAATGTCCATGTTGTTCCAGAATAACTTACGCTATTGTTAAAACCACCAGTGCTATCAGCATAATTGTAACCCGTAGGCAAATTGTCTAATGTATTGGTGTCTGGTGTTACAACAATGTTGATACCAGCATTAACAGATCCAGATAATGTAGCAGTAAATACTGGCACCTTTGGTGAGCCAAATGGGTTTGGTGTTAAAGGTATGTTTGCTCCACTAGCACTTGTACCAGCGAAGTTTTGTGATTGGACATAAAATTCGTAGGTCATACCTACAAAATAACCATGGTTAAGAATACCAGTAACCGTTGGATATGTCATTGCTGACCCTGAAAGAGTGAATGAAGCACTATCGGTAGTTGTTATTTGTGTATTAGGGTCTGTGTACGAACCATATGCAGAAAGCAAATAACTTGTAGAACCAGATACTGGTAGGAATGTGAATTGTACTCCAGATGTAGATAAAGTGTTTACAGATAAACCAGACGGCGTAGCTGTAGCAACAAAAGGTTCTACTTGATTACTCTGATTGCCATAAGAACTAGCACCTTTGGCATTAAGTGCATAACCTTTAAATTCATAAAGGCCATTAGGAGCAAATGGGTAAGTAATTGTTATTGGGCTTGTAGTGCCGGTAACAGTCGTACCGGTAACTGCAACGATTGGTGATCCACTAAAAGCAGTAATAGCATAATTAGTTGCTCTTTGACCATAAGGGTTTGGTGTAAAATAGACTTGGACTGTGGAACTACTACCAGAAGTTGTTCCGCCTGAAATAACTACGGCACCTGAGGTGGTATCGATAAATGGAGGTTGTGGCTGTAAGTGGCCAGACTCCTCCGAAGCAATAACACCGAAGATGATAGGCATTGTTAGATTACGTCTCCAGTGATGATCCATGTTGGGCTTGCACTCATTGTGGTACCCAAGTAGATAGCAGTAGCAGCACTATATTGTGCTCTAAGTTGTGGGTTGGCGCCACCGTTCAAAGCACCCGTAGAAATAAGGGTTGCACCACCGGAGAATGCTGTTACGGTGCCACTAGTAAGTTGAATGAACGTGATCTGTTGACCATAAGTAATACCACCAGAAGGTAATTGAATTACGCAGTTACCACTAATTTGTACAATGTTATTAATGTCTGTGGTGTTTGCAATGTATGTAGCTGATCCACCATTACTATCATATACATATTGAATTACACCAGCAGGGATAACGTTTGACCAATAAGGTGAATTGCTTCCTGATGCGCTTGAAACAAAGAATTGTCCACTTGCAGTCGGCGATGGGAAATCACCATTGGCGATTTGGTTAACAACACCAAAATCAGTAATAAGTGGTCCAGCAATCCATGGAGTTACTCCACCGCTAGGCGTGCTAGTAGGTGATGTGCCTTCTTGGTTTCTAACTACCGTAGCAACAGTGCTTGTAGCAGATGTTATATAAACAATTTCTGGTGAACCACTAGCACCATAGTAACCTGGGTTAAGCACAATAGGCATGTATGAACCACTTGGGATAGTGGTTGGCCAGTTGGTACCGGTAATAGTAGTTTGTGCAGAACTAGCAAGAACACCCGATGCCACACCATAAACAAAGTCTTGACGATAACGTGCCATTTATCCTACTTTGCAGGTGGTGTGTGGATTGACTGAGCGTTAATTGCAGAAGTGTTGAAGCGTAGGTAGGTTTGTGGCAAACGACCATCTTGATTGACGTGGCAATAACTCGGATCTCCGGCCTGTCCATGGGACACCGTGAGGGGGTTCTTTGCGTTAGCGCCGGTAACGTCAACTACAAGTGCTGTGTGCCAACCGGTTCCTGGGCCATAGACAATTACATCGCCTGGCAGAACATCCTTGAGGGCAATCTTAGTCCCATGTGAAAGCAGTGTGCCGGTGTAGCCGGTGTGGTTGTAGCTCTGAGCATTTGGGTCAGGAGCGCCAGCCCAGTTGTACATCAATGTCACAAAGGCTGAGCAGTCAGCGATAACTGGCAGTTTGCCTGGGTGTCCAATGCTGGACATGCGTTGTGGTCCTTCTGAGTATGTGAATTTGTCGTGATTAGCAGCGCACCACTTAGCCCAGTCAACAATTGTTTGTCTTACGTCAGTCATTATTTTTCCTTATCTTATTGTGCATTTGGATCTACAAAAGTAGTTCCGTTATATTGCCAGCCAATATATGCTGGGTTTGTTTCGTCATATTGGATACAAGTTGTTCTAGTAACAGATTCTGCTGTCTCAAGGGAATCGGCTACTATGATGTTCTCCACTATGTTATTAGCATCAAGAACTGCAAAAGTTAACATATTTTCCTCAATTATCCTATAATCTATGGTGTTTTTAAGTAGGTACTACATCTTCACCAAGGTTATTCACAGGCTCTGAATAGTCACCAGGCTGGTCATTTTCAGATGTGTACTCCCCAACAACGTCTGGGTTGTTAGGTGTAACATAGAAATTGACCTCGTTGACTGGCTCAACCTTGGCAGATTCTATAGATCTTACATTCATTACTAGGCTGAGTCCATAGCGAACCAATCCGACTGTTGTGGCAATTGCTCTTCTAAGATAAGTTCTACCCTTGGTAGTACCAATTTCATAGCTAACCGTGGCAGTGGCGTATTTTTTACGGTTGTTTGCCTTGGTTACAGTAGCTGATACGCTCTGCAATACTGAAGCATTCTTATGTGTAACTTTTCCACCACTTACAACTTTACCAATGAATATAACAATATTCTTGGCAATTTTACGGTATGCATGGGATTTGATATTAAAACTCAAATTAGTGGATAGAGTCTTGATATAGGTAGCACGGCGTTTATTGGTTCTAGCAAGGTTTATTCTATTAGCGTTGGCATTCCTATTGAACCTAGATAATTTAGTGGTTTTAATAAGCCCTGTAGTTCTAGCAATCGCATAACGATAGAATTGATCAATTTTTCCATCGAATGCAATATTAGTTGCAGTTACTTTAGCAACTCTAATGAACCTAGAAAATTTCCTGGTAGTAGCAAGATTAATGACTGCTGCCGTTGCTCTTCTTGTGAATCTAAATAATTTGTTATTTTTGGTTAACCCTGTGAATATAACTTTTATGTTCTTGCCATAGTTTTTGCTGACTTTAACGAGCATTGCACGGTTAGCTGTTGCGAGGCGTCTAGCTACGACAATTCTTGTTGCAATGGTAATGCCTACTTGGGTTGATTTAGCTACTCTAATAAATCTAGATTGTTTAGTAGTGGTAACCAAATTGGTTGTTCTAGCTATGGCATAACGGTAGAATCGATCGATCTTTCCATCTCGTGCTATGTTGATAACCATAGAAATGGCTTTTTTAAAAAGAACATTAATTCTATAAGAATTTGCTATGTTGATAGCATTAGCTGAACCGGTTCTTATAAACCTACCAATTTTAATAGTTTTGACAATATTGATAGCTATAGCACGGACTCTGGCATTATATGTCCTGCTACTCTTTACAAGAGATACCCTAGTAACGGTAACTAATTTGCTTCTAATGTTAGAATTTTTAGATGTAATAAGCGAAACTCTGGTGGCAAACGCTCTTTTAAAATTATTGTAGGATTTTATATTACGAACCAAGAACGTGGATTCAGCTAATGCTTGTTTTATACGTTTGATTGTTTTATAGCTATTTGCTATGTTTATACTTGTTATAGTGCTTTTTCTAAACCTATTAAAAGTTTTACTAGAATTTACTAGTCTGGTTGAAGTAGCGATCGCACTTCTGTAATATTGATCAAATGGCTTTAAACTAGTTGCTAAATAGGTTTGCAATGCCTTAGCAGTACGGGTGAATCTAGATCGTTTGACAATAATTACTGATTGTGTATAGGCAGCAATCGCTTTTCTAAAGAATCGATCGATGCGGCCTTCGAATGCAAAGTTTACAAGATTAACTATAGAAACTCTAAAATGTCTTGTGATTTTAGTAACTTTTGCGTAACCAATGCTATTAGCGGTAGCACGACGAATACCTGTAAAACGCTTGCTATTCTTTATAACACCAACATAATTAACTATTGCAGATTTAAGTTTTGACTTAATGTATCTAGTAACAATTGCTGAGGTTTGTAGAGCAATGGCAAATCTTAATTGGATATAACTTTTTGAGGTTTTTGCTAAATTTGTAGACGTAGATGAAGCTTGTTTAATTCTACCGATTTTTGACTGGTTATTAACCAATATTGTGGCCAAAGCGATGGCATTCTTAAAGTAATCAAGGTGTTTTTGGAATCCATAGCCACCTCTCCAACCAAGCTCATACGCTTCAGTATTGGGTGAATAGAATGCTCTAGTAAAGCTACTCTTAGGTCCTACATAAGGTGGTGGGACATGTGGACCTTGACCACCTCTCCAACCTTCTGGTACTTTACCATTTTTGTTCGTGGCAAAATAACTAAATAGAATAGTCTTATAATTACTACTATATTCTGGCGGGTGTGGTCCACCCTCACCACCAGTCCAACCTTCAATGACCTTATTATTGGTTGAACGGTACCCTCTAGTAATATTATTCTTGGGTTTTTTATTGGCCATTATGCTATATTACGCAATCTTTGATGGTTAGATTCTTGGGGAAGAGCAAGCTAGAAAGGGATTACTATATACTCTGTTGAGTTATAGAGGGTCTTACATTGTAAGGATCTAAAGGCCGTATTTACTAATGATGCAATCTACTTCTTGTTCAACGGTTAAGCCATTTTTGATTATAAAATCAACGTAATTTATTGGGTCTTGCCAAAGGGTATTGGTGTCCTCAAAACGGCTTTTTTTGATACGGTCCATCCAGATAAGAATGTCTGGTTTGCCAAAAGCCTCTCTTGCCTCTTCCGTAGGGCAAACAAAATCCACAATTATGTTATGACCTTGGCGTTCTAAAAGTCTTGCCATCTCACCAAGCCTGCGTGCTTGTTCAACCCTGTCATCGTTTGAGAACCCAAGATCTGAATTGATTGTTGCCCTAACCTCATCAGCATTTAAATGAATTACAGGTATTTTTTCTTTTAAACCATTTGCTAGGGCGGTCTTACCTGATCCAGGAAGCCCAATAATCTGGATAATCATTAGTGGTAGAATTTTGTTATTGCCCAGCGCACTCCACTGATAACTGGTTCTACTTGGTGTGCATAAGGGAAGTGTGCAGGGAAAATAATCAATTGCCCCTTCTTTGGTTTAATTTTTAAACCAAATTCAACATAATTAATTTCTCCACCCTCGTAATCATCGTTAAGATAATGTGTTAAAGAAAAAGTTCTTTTTTCAAACCACTCACCACGATCCCAATCAGTATGTGCTTTATAATGATGACCTATTTCATACTTTAGAATTTGGTATGCATCAGATCCAATAGTATTGGTACGATACCTTTCACAATAATCGTCTACGTATGCTTTATAAGCATTATCAAAATGTTCTCTTATACTATCTATTATTTCGTTTATACCATCATTGGAAATACCCATAAGCTTTACTTTTCTAACTTCTGGAACATTTATGTTTTCTCCAACATAAGAATGTGGAGCCCAATTTAAAGAACCATTTTTAACATGCTCTTCCCATTCAGGAACCATATTAGAAATATTTGCTCCTACATTGCTATAGCTTATGATGCCTGGTGCTAATATTTCTCTTTTTATTTCATCCATGATTTACCTTTTATTTTTTAACTGTAACCATGAACTCAAGAGGTGATTCAAATGTTTCGCTCCACACTGAGTCATCAAGCAATGGTTCTACATGTTTAAACATTCTTACTGGAGTAGTTGTTACTAAAATTCCACCTTTTTTTAGAAGAATAGATGATGCGGTTAAAATTTCTTTTATAACATCTAACCCGTCTTCGCCACCAGCTACTGATGTTAGATCGTAAGGGAGAGTATCCACTTTTGAAAGGTCATCTGGGATGGGTATGCATGGATAACCTGCAAGAATAAAATCGACCTGACCATGAAGATGTTTAAGATTATCAATTGAATCAAGAGCACTACACATCACTGGAATGAATTTAGAATTGCTTTTATTTATTTGCTCTTTAAAACCATCTGCATTCTTTGTAGTCCAAAAAAATGGCTTTTCATATTTCTCTACACCATAAATTACTGAATTGGGGAATTCTATTGCCATTGCTATGCCGAGCATGCCTGATCCAGCACACATGTCTATTATGGTAAGGCCTTCTAATGAATTAATCTTTTCTTTTACAAAAAGTAACATGTTCTCAAAAAACACATCAATTCCATAAGCCTCTGCATAAACACCCTCACCAATGGCTATTTGCAATCCACGAAACTCGTAAAAGCCGTCATCATATGCTTTTTGATTTAAAGGCAATTCAAATTGTTCTCTAAGCATATTTTGTCTCCTATTTTGATTCTATAGCCCACATAGGCATTATGTCCACAACTAAATTAATCCTTGGTGTTGTTCCATTGTTATCAACTGCATGGCGTTTAACATTATTTATCTCCCAGATTTCCCCTGGCTTCATGTTTATAGTTTCGCCATCAACCCATGTTTCACATTGAGGATTAGTTATTATCGGTATTTGATGTCTATGTACAGCACTAAAATATTGTCCAAGATCCATATGAATATAGATATTGGTTCCAGCTGGCAATAAGAAATAAAATATTTTAGCTGCTTTACCATCGCAGTCTTTTTCTAATTTATCGATTATTGGTTTAGTTAATGCCCAAAGTTCTTTATCTTTACATTCAAATTCTGGCGTGAAAGGTGCCGGATAGAACCAATTCCTGGGGTAATCTTGCACTATTAGAATTTTACCATGTTGATGGTGGATTATATTTAACCGTTCATCAAAGTATTTATCTTCATTCTTGCTCAACAAATAATCCGCAATTTTACCAACGTCTACGTTGCCTTTGTTAATAAAATTAAATGGATTATTGTATTTGCTCCAAACCTTAGTTAGTGTCATTTAAGGCTCATAACCAAAGATTTCAAATTCCCAAGACCATTCTTTTTGTATAGTTTCAAGTTCTTGTTTGCCAAACATATTTTTATAGGTAATATGTTGTGGTTTGTATTTGCTTTTTGCTTTGTAAGGTATTGTAATCTTTGGCAGCCCAACCATTGGTAAAATTTTATTTATTTCGTTTTCTATTCCATTCTCATATCGTAGAACATGATCAACTAGTATTTCACCATTTGGTGCATATATCCATTTTGTACTATTAATAGAACGAAAATCTGTTTCTTTTCCATAGAAAAACATTTTATTTAAATAATCTTTTTGTTTTAGAGATAACGCATCCCAGTCATAACCGCCACCATATTCAAATGGGTCAGCATTATCATTGGTTTTTTCTCCCCAATATTCTTTCATTTTATGAAAATACCATGAAGCTACAATCTCATATGGGTGTCTTACAAAGACAACAGAAATTGTATTATTTATTTTTTCTTCACCGAATATATCACATATATCATAATATGAAGCATGGTTTTCTAGTTCAATATTATCATATATATGGTTTCTTGGCATATGACCATACTCTGAAGGTTTAAGTTCTGTGCAAGTAGCATTTTCTGGAACTATATTGGTCAACGCTATTTCTAATGAGCTCCCACCAACTTTATAATTTTTTAACAATAAAAAGTTATTATCAGGTGAATAAATCATTATTCACCTTTATTGATTTTTTCCAATTCAAGGTTAGATAATGTGATAGCACTCTTTATGTCTGTTGCAATTCCGACTACTTTTACTTTACCTGGGTTAGTTCCTCTAGAGACAACATAAAATTTGTAATTCTTGTCTTTTTCTATGAACAGTCTTGTTGCAGTGCGTGATTCCGTAAAACGAAGGTACCTTGTTTGGTTCTCATCGTTCTTAGGGATTACCATTGTTTTCCAACGACGCTTTTCATTATATATTTTGTTTTTCTTAAACATTAACTTTCTACCTTATAAGTTTTTTTACGCCATATATTTTTTCTATACCAACCAACTTGATAATCATAGCTTCTTTCGGGATGGTTTTCCATGCTTCTTTTCCATACTCCTTTTTTCTTTTTAGCTACCCAGTCTTCTCTTTTGAATGGTATAATTTGCAGTATTGGAGTACCTTTAGGGATAACTCCTTCAAAGCCTTTTTTAATACTAAAAGGTATATTGCCGCCATGCATAAAAAAGTCACCGTCTACAATACCAGTAAATGTTATAAATGGTAGTTCAAACCTATTAAATGGGTGTGTCAGAATTGCACTATATCCTTCAGGAAGGTGGAAAGCATACTGAGTTTGCCAAATAAAATGCTCTTCATCATGACCAGCTGGCGATGGCATTGGGTCTGTAGTCATTGGAGGTCTATTGCTAATTGGCATTGGTTGTTGTTTGCAACGGATAGATGGTCCATTCTCTGTTTGCTCTACATAAACTTCTTGTGGCAAAGACATATAAAATCCAGTTGTCATAGCATCTAAGAATGGTATACACATCTTAAGACCCATAGCAGGCATATTGTTATTTGGATCTTTATTATCTAAAAACTTTGGTGTTTTTTTATACCAATCAGGTACGATTTCAACCATAGCTCCTATACCCTTTTTTTCTACGGTTGGGGAGCCTTCATAATGAAGTACGTTTTTATTATTCTTTTTAAACATTATTTATACACCTTCTTCTTCCAGAAGTTTTTTCTATAATGACCATTCAACAACTCAGATATAGGAGCTTTCACAGTAGTATCAGCTATGTCCCAAAGACCTTTTGTAGATTTAGCTACCCATTCTTCTCTTTTAAATGGTATCACTTGAGCTATAGGGGTGCCTTTAGGTATTTCACCTTCAAAACCTTTTTTAATAAAAAAAGACATGTTAGCACCGGGCATTACATAATCGTCTACCACCGCACTGCTTGTTAAGAATGGTAGATCCCAACGATTCAATGGGTGTGTGTAAAGTAATGAATAACCATCAGGAGGTCTTACAGTTATGTTAGCAAACCAAATAAAATGTTCATCTTCATATCCCTCTGGGACTGGTGATGGATCAGTTACTGCACTTGGCCTATTGTTAACGACAGGTTCTTTTGGATTATTATAACGTATAATTACACCGTTTTCTGTTCTTTGAACATATACACTTTCTTCAAGAACTATGGTGTAACCGAGCGTAAGGCTTTCAAGGAATGGGATGCAATGTTTAACTCCAGGCCATTCTTGACCATTTTCGTCAGTTACCCATCTTTTTGTTTTTTTGTACCAATCAGGTACAACGGAAAGCATAGGCCTCATGTGATCTATAAAACCATTACGACTTTCGTATTTTATGATTTGACGCGACATTACTCTTCGTCTTCCTCATTAACCTCTAGTTCTTGTTCAACGGCTTGCCATTTACCTATTGGACAGAATGCATTAGGTAATTTTACTTTTCCAGGCATAAAGCAACCACATTCTTTACATAGCATGGATGACTTACGAATGCGTGGACAATCTTTGCAAATTGCAAGGCGTTCACTAGCTAATTCGTCTTCTACTCTACCAATTTTTTTATTGAATAGATCCCATGGTCTAGCTGGGCGTTGTTCAGATGTTTCTTCGGAAGTATTCTTTAGATTTTCTAAATATAATTCCCAAGGCGTTTGCTTTGGTTGTCCGTTCATTTTTAACGGTATTCACTCGCAAATTCACCGGCTTCTTCATCGTAACCAAGACCAACTTGGATAAAAGCGCCGCGTTCATGATCTGTAATATCAATTACTATTGGTTGGCTTGTCATAATTGCTGCATTTCTAGCACTGCAACTTTGAACATGAACTACTTGACCATCAAGGATAAATGCCAAACGGTTAGTAGTATTGATAGCTATCATTGGATCTTCTGGGATTGGAATTGCCATATTAACTCCTATTATTTTCTAGGCTTTCACCATCAAAATCAGTGAAAGTATCGGTAGCTACATCATACTGAAATCCTACCGGTATGTCAAGTCCTGTTATGTTTCTTGCTATTGGCTTACTTAGTAATAAAGCTGCAAATCTCTCTGAGCATTCAATTACTTCTTGTACAAAACCATCAAGAATAAAAGCAATCCGATACATAGGAGGCGTATTATTTAGGTTTTCTTCTTTGTTTGTCATGGTCTCTTTCTATTAATTATAACGCTGTAAATGGTCCTACAGTACTACCTTGGGTGGCACTTCCGCCAACCGGTGAATCAATAATACCAACACTAACATTACCAGTTGGAGCAGTCTGATTGCTAGACAAAGTTCCCAGAGATGTTACCAATGCAGAATCACTAAAGGCAGTTGCTGTAATGTTGCTATTAGTGGTAACGATTTGGATAGAGTTAATCTGAGCTGTTGTGCTATTTGAAGGCCCTTGTAGAACTCCTGTTGCAATTGTAGTGATTGTACCACCTACAGATTGTAGCAAGCTTAGCTGGTTATAGTACTGTGTTGTGTAGTTGGCTGTGTATCCAGCGCAAGCACCATAAGAAGAGCAAGAATATGATGTACATCCTGTAGCGTATCCTCCACAAGCTAATCCATAACTTATGCACGGTGGGAAATACGGTGGAAAGAACGGAGGAAAGAACGGTGGAAAGAATGGAGGAAAGAAAGGTGGAAAGAATGGTGGGAAAAAGGGTGGGAAGAAAGGCGGAAAGAAGGGTGGGAAGAATGGTGGTGGAATTGGTGCGTAACTAAGGTTTTGCGGCTTTGGAACATCAATGGGTCGAGTATTTGGTGAATCTTCTTTTGTACGACGCTTTCGCTTAGGCAACGTTGTAGTTGCTCCCTTAGCATTTGGATCACCATAAGCACTGCTGTAACCATAACCTGTACAAACAGTGTAATAGCTTTGACACACTGGTCCATAGCCTGCGCATGTATAACCTGTGCAAGGATATCCACCAGTACAGGTATAGCTTGTTATGTTATTTTGTGAGTAAGCATTGTTAACAACTGCCCACCAGTTACCAGTACTTGTCCACCAAAAAGCAATTCCAGTACCGTTTGAAGCACTCTTCAACGTCATTGTTGCACTAGCTTTGTAAGGTATTGTAGCTAATGGGTAAGAACTAGCTGCTGTTGATGTGGTAGCTGATCCGCTCGTTGCATACCATACACCAGTTTGTGCAACCCAAAGTTGTCCTGATGTTGCTGTTCCTAATGATCCTGATGTTGTTCTTGCAAACAGGTCGCTAATAGGTGCTAAAGATCCTGATAGGAGTCCATAAGCACGAGCGGCAAGGTCACTTAACGATGAGAATAATGGCATTAGAAATTAATCTCCAATAATAACATTAGAACTTAGTCTGTCCGAGTAGCATAACATACGTATTAGCTGCTGTACATATTAATGTAATAGCATAGAAATCATAGTTTACTGTTGCATCTGCAGCAGTCCATATTGAACCACCTTGGTAGTACGCTGTCACGGTATAAGTGTTAGTATATGCTGTTCCATGGGCAGGTAGCGTAGTACCACCGTTAACAGTGTAACCATTGATCGTAAACCCTGATGGGAGGTAGGCTGTAGAACCATTATTTGTACCAACAGTGACAGTAACGGCTTGACCAACAGTAGTTGGAGCATTGGTTATTTGGATTTGCCATGCTGATGTTGGAGCAGCAGTGTAGACATAGACTCCACCAGAAACGGTGTTGAGAACAGCAGCAGCGCTTGAAGATACTACACCAGAGCTAACTACAACCTGTTCTAGAGGTGCTACGAGCAATGGGTTGGTAGCGTAAGGGATTATTCCACCTGTACCAGTTGTACCGCTTACAGCAGGACCTGAGGTCCATTGAGAACCACTGTAAACAAGCATTGCATTGGCAGTAGGTGCACCGCTTGATACTGTGTAACCTTGTAACTTAGTTACTTTTGCATTACCTATTGTACCAGTAAGATCTCCACCGACTGCAGAACCACTGGTCATTACAGCAGTACCACTTACGGTCAAAGAACCACTTACAGCAAAGGTACCAGGTACTTGAACGTTATGGTTTGATGTACCAAGAACAAATTGGTTTGTTCCAGTTGCAGTTGCATTCATACCAATTGCTACAGAACCTGAAGCACTTGCTGTGCTGCTAGTACCTAGTGCTATTGCGTACCCACTAGATCCAGTTTGAGAATTAAAACCAATTGCAATGCTATTGTTGTTACCAAGTGCAGCAGCTTGGAAACCAATTGCAATACCTGAAGCGTTAGTTGTTTGACCAGCAGCAGCACCAATTGCTACACCTTTGCTGTTTCCATTTTGTCCGGCAAGATAACCTAAAGATACACCATAATTATTGTTACTTTGACCAGCTTGGTAACCAACTGCTACACCACCATTACCATTATCAGTTTGACCAGCTTGGTAACCAATTGCTATAGGATAGTTACCAATAGGAGTTGATATAGTGATACCTGTTGCAAGAGTAAATGTTCCACTAACAGTCAAACCACTACCGACAACGACGTTCCCACCACTGGTAATTGTCATTGCATCAGCTGTTGCACTATTAGTTACAAAGTGAATAGCATTGTTACCATAAGTACCGATAGCTAGGTCTGTAGAGGCTGAAGCAAGGTAAACTGCTCCTGCAGTATTAAACGCACCAGTACCAGTAAAATTACTGGAGTTCATACCAAACTCACCATAGTTAGTACCACTTGTTCCCAAGTTGTTACTTACGTTTAAGTTAGTGCTAGCTGAAGTACCTGAGTTAGTATTTTGTAGAACAATCTGGTTGTAGTTGTTAACGCTAGTGTTAAATCCAGCAATTGTGTTAACATCAGAATAGCTTAGTCCACCACCAAAGTTGATTGGTGGGTTGTTAGTCGGCGTTGTAGCATTGATCGTGTAGTTAACGTTTAGAGCACCAGAAATAGTTTCTGTACCAGTAATGCTAACGTTTCCATTAACATTGAATGGGCTATTAACATTCAAAGTACCGGTAACGGTTCCTCCGCTAAGTGGAAGCTTGTTAGCATCACTACCAGAAAGTGTTACTACTTGTCCTGACAAAGTTGAAATATAACTTGTTTGGCTTGTAACAATTCCTGAAGTGGTATTATATGAACCAGAAAGAGCTACGAATTGACCACTAAGAGTGGCAAGAGAACCGCTAGTAGCGGCAATGTAACTTGTGTGGTTGGTAACAATTCCTGAAGTAGCTGCATATTGACCACTAAGAGTGGCGTATTGACCACTAAGATTAGCAACATTGGTATTAGTAGTATTTAGGTTACCACTAGTTGTGCTGTATGATCCTGAGAGGGCTACAAACTGTCCAGAAAGGGTTGCAAGCGATCCACTTGTAGAGGCAATGTTACTATTAGCAGTAACCATTTGACCCGATAGGGTTGCAATGTAACCAGTTTGGTTTGTAACAATACCTGATGTTGTGGCGTATTGACCACTGAGCGTTGCAAGGTTGCTACTGGTTGTAGTTATTGAACCACTCAATGCTGACAAGTTTCCAGAAAGACCAGTTACTTGACTTTGGTTAATTTGTACACCAGTTACAGTTACAGTCGAACGACCATAGGTATCTGTTGTAATTACTGGAATACCACTAGTAGTACCGTATGTACCAGGAGTACCGTAGGTTTGTAGTTCAATGTCTGTTTGACCAGGAACAACCAAGTAACTAACAGCAAGTGAGTTACTAGTCAATGGTTGGATAGCAGTATCCCAGGAAGTGGTAGTTGTAGCTACACCTTCCCAATAACTAGTTGGTGGTAACCAAATAGGAGCACCAGTTGAACCATTATCAATATACGCTGTTGGTTGTGGATAGACAAGGAGCCAGTGAGTTAGGTCTTCATTGTGGATCTGCATCCATTGACCGTTATATGTTGGCGTAGGAAGAATAACTCCTGTACCAGATGCTGTGTTACCTGAAGCAGTAGCACCAGTTATTGGAGCATATGTACTAAGTGTAAGTGGAGTTGCAGTAGTAGCATTAGTACCACTAGCAGCGACTGCGTTAACTGTGTATGTACCTGTTTGGTTGTACATGATTTGAGAAACAGATACAAATACTCCAGGAGCAGTTGGGTAGTTAGCGCCAGAGGCAATAGTTTCAACAGTAGTATCAGTGTTGGTTGGCATCCACATAATTTGGAAGTTGTCATTACCACTTGCAACGATTATATGTGTTACAGCAGCAGTTACAGCATTTCCGCCACCTGGCGTTGGTGATGCTGGCACTGCAAATGTTGCATTCGTATTTGGAACATTAACACCATTTTTACGGAACCAAATATCTACGTTTCTAGAAGCACTGGAAGATGTAATTAGTTGAACTGTATAAGCAATAAGATAAGTACCAGCATAACCAAATGTAATTGTTCCACTAGCCGATCTAGTTATACCATTGGCAGAGAATGTACTACCAATTGCTAGAACGTTTCCACTTGTAGTGCTTGTAGCAGTTTGATTAGTGGTGTCATAGAAGGCACCATAGTAACCATTAGCTCCACCAGGACCAGGTGTTCCAATTCCACTTGACGTGATTGGAGTCCACACTCCACCAACTGATGCAAGAACTTGACCAGTATTTGGAGGTGTAGGGCTTACAGGGACACCATTAAGATAAGAAACTGTTGGGTTAGGATAAGTTCCGGTAAGATCTCCACCAGCAACATCACCGAATTGGTTACTTACAATCAACCATTCAGCTAATCCAGCATCGTAGTAGAATTCAACAGAGTTAAACACTCCGTTGCCTGCCAAGACAAAAGAACCACCAGGAATCGTGTCGCTACCGCTAGCTACAACAGTAACGTTGTAAGTGCTTGTAGCTTGGCTAGCAACTGCAATTATTGAACCGTTTGCAGGAGCATTAGTTAGAGTGACTGTCATTGCACCAGCAGTTGCATTACATACTACATAATCATTGGGAACTGCTGTGTAGTTACCACTCTGAGTAGTAGTTGGGAATAGAGCATTACCCGTACCAGCATACCAAGTGCCAGATGTAGTGCTGTAGCGTAGAACTTGGTTATTAGTTGGAGTTGTTGGGCTTACAGCAACTCCTTGGATCTTTGCCACTGTAGGGGCTGGATAGGTGCCTGAAAGGTCGCCATTGGCAGTTGAACCGCTAATTAGAACATTACCACCACTAACAGTTAAAGAACCAGCAGTTAGTGTTCCAGTTACTGTAAGGTTGCCACTGATTGTTCCACCAGTTCTAGGAAGGGCAGCATAAGCAACTCCACTAACTGTAGCAAGGCTGCCACTCAATGAAGCAATATTAGCTTCGTCGGTGACTTGCTTACCTGAAATAGTAGCAATATAACCAGTGTTATTGGTAACAATGCCACTAGTTGTAGCATATTGACCAGATAGTGTGGCAAGATTAGCTTCATCAGCAATCTGTTTGCCAGATATTGTAGATATGTATCCAGCCTGATTTGTAACAAGACCTGAAGTGGTAACATATTGGCCACTGAGCGTTGCAAGAGAACCACTCAATGATGCAATGTTTGCCTCATCGGTAATTTGCTTACCCGATATGGTAGCAATGTAGCTAGTGTTATTAGTGACGATTCCACTCGTTGATACATACTGGCCTGAAAGAGTAGCAAGACTACCTGACAACGATGCAATATTAGAAGCATCTGTAGCTTGTTTACCAGATACACTAGCAATGTTTCCAGATATGCTAGTCATATCTGTTGTTAGGTTGTTTACTTGGTTTTCAGCAATCTGGATTGTGTAAAGTTGTGCATTAGTAACACGACCATTTGAATCGATAGAAAGCAATGGAGTTTGTGTAGCAGATCCATAGGTACCACTAACACCACTAATTGTTCTAAGAGTTGGGTTAGGGTATGTACCAGTTAAATCTCCACCGGCATTAGTGCCAGAGAAGATTGTTCTTCCTGAAGTAGTTACAAATTGACCACTTAGGGTAACAAGAGACCCTGAAAGAGAAGCAATATTAGCTTCGTCAGTTACTTGCTTTCCACTAATGGTAACAATGTTTCCTGAAAGTGTTGCTATGTTGTTTTCATCAGTAATTTGTTTACCAGAAATTGTTGCAATGTATGAAGTGTGGTTGGTAACAATTCCACTAGTAGTAGTATATTGACCAGATAACGTGGCAAGGTTTGCAGCGTTAGTTGATATACCGTTATTAGCAGTGATCATTTGACCACTAAGTGTGGCAATGTATCCAGTTTGGTTAGTTACGATTCCTGACGTGGTATTATATGAACCAGAAAGTGATGCGAATTGGCCACTGAGGTTGGCAACATTAGAGTTAGTAGTAACTAAGTTACCTGAAAGAGTTACGTATTGACCACTAAGGACAGCAATGTTGTTTGCTTCAGTAGCAAGAGTATTGGCTTGACCACTAACTACTACATTGAGTCCTGATATTTGTGTATTTACACTAGCAAATCCTGAGGTAGTAGAATTGTTTAAATCGCTTACTTGTGTATTTAAACCGCTAATGGCTGCAGCTTGATTGTTAATGTCTGTAGAGTTACCACTAGTTGTTATAAACAATGAATTAATTTGTCCACTTTGTGTAGCTATGCTTGAAGCTTGACCGCTAGTTGTTGCAAATAATGTATTTATTTGCCCACTCTGTGTACTAATGTTTGTACCATTAGTGTTAATTTGGGTCTGTAAACCACTAATAGTCGTATTCAATCCACTTACTGCACTTGTTGGAATAAATATATTTATACCTGAAACATTAGTTATACGACCAGCATTATCCCATGAAAATGTTGGCAAGAAGCTTCCGCCACCACCAGAGAATGTGTCGCCAGTGTATATTGCTTTAAGTGTTGGATTAGGATAAGTCCCAGCAAGATCTCCACCAGCAGTTGTGCCTGATACTACTAAAGTTGAATTGCCTAATTTGCTTGCTGCAAGATTAAATTGAGCTTGTTCAATAGCTGTAGCAACAGGGAATACGTTATAATCGCTAGAAGTTCCTACTGAGTGCGAAGTTGCAGTTGTTCCGTCATAGCCACGGCCATTGGTACCACTAACGTTATAAACAAAAATAGTGGTATTAACACCAAGTGAGATGGCACCGCTAGCACACAGTATCTTTTCTTCGCTGCCTAGACCGTAATCTACAACAAGCGTAAAAGGTCCACTAGTTCCTAGTGGATTAGTGGTATTATATCCGCCTGCGCTAACTTCATACCATCCCGTGGTATTAGCTACAGTTATTGTTTGTCCGCTTGCGAATGCATAGTCAAGCGATGCTGAAAGATACGTAGGTGCAGCACCACCAGGGTATGATCGTATTACACTGGAATCTGGGAGGGCCATTAAATAATACTCCTATTAATTGTTTATCTACCTGTTACTGATTACTAATTAGTATGGGTAAGAAGCAGATTGCCAAGTAGGAGTAACAGTTAGTGAGTCGCCTGAAGCTAGAGTTACGGTTGAAAGATCAGAGAATGGTGCGTACCATAGAACTGTACTTCCGCCTGAGCTACTTGATCCTACAGTACCAGTGATGGTAAGGAAGATACCGTTGATAGTAGTGTATGTAGCACCAGTGTTTGTGAATGTAAGAGGGTTAGTTCCTGAGTAAGTACAGTATTGTACAGGAATTCCTGTGCTTGTACCAATTGTAATTGTGTTAGTCTGTGGTGCTTGCCAACCAGATCCAGAAAGAGTTAGACGTGAATAACCACTGAGACCACTAGCTTCAAGAATTGGGTAAGTACCACCATTGAGGGTAAGAGGAACATCACCTGCAGCAGCGTATCCACTAATGGTTGACCAAGTAGTGGCTGTAAGACCTAGATAAAGTGTAGAAGGAACGGCCTGTGTTCCTCTTGGAATTGCGTTCAAAAGGTAGTTAAGACCTTCCTGAGGAAAATAAAAATTAGAGTTAAAACTAGCCATAGTTGCTCCTATATAAATTGAATGCTAATATTAAATTTGATGCTGTCTCCGTACTGCAAACCAATACCTGGAAAACTGCTTTTTAAAAACATAAAACCAGCTTGACCCACTACAGTAGTAAGAGAAGGAATTATCGTTGTCATCATACTAGAGCCATTTACGCCCCTAATTACATTATAAGTATTGGTACCATTTCCAGAAATTACTGTCATTACTTCTGATAGTACCTGTATGTTGAATGGAAAAGTGTTTGGGAATGCATTGTAACCACTTATTTGTATAGTGGTTGCTCCAGGGTTGACTTGGCTTGTTAATGTACCCATTGCAGGTGTTGCACCAGTGGTAAACAAACCAATATTTGTTATGTTGTAATGTCCACTTGCAGTTAATGTTGCACTGCAAAGATATGTGTCGCCAGATGTTGACGTTGTAAGAGTGCTTACTGTACCACTAACAGGCACCTGAACGGGGTTAAATAGGGTTATATCGGTCGCTTGAACGGTTCCTGACCCAGTACCCCATGCAATAAATTGTGGAATGGCTAATGAGTACCCAGAGCCTGTTATTGCATTAACTAAACTGTTTCTGGTCTTGTTCGTCAGTAGAGTGATCATTTTTATTTTCTGTCGTATTAGAACTAATGGTGCCCAGGTTTTCCTGGACACCATCCGCTCTAGTTATAACCGCATCTACCTTTATTCTAAAAGGTACGTGTTCCATTTAGCACTGCTGGCGCTTGGTGTTCTTCTGTACGGTCTGGTAAAGGTTTCCGCTGTAAGAAGCAAAGTAACCATTGTATTGTTCAGTTTGTGAACCACCATCAGGACCGTTACCGGTAAGAATCTGACGAACTTGCTTTTGTTCAATGATTTGTGTGTTCTGTGCTCCACCAATACCAACTTGGTAAGCGTGAACAGTAGCATCATCTACCCAAGTAGGTGCAGAATTAGGAGTACCAACATAGTTAGGGTAAGTAACAGCTTCAGCGTTTGAACCACTGAATGCAAGTGCAGTAATGGTAGGAACAGCACCACCAGTACCAGATACAACAAGCAATGCAGCTCCGGAAGGAACGATGATTGTTGTAGTAGTACCATTGATGTAGTTAGCACCACCGGCGTTTACATAAAATGTGTAACCAGAAAGTGGACCAGCAGCAAGAGCAGAAACCAAACCGCTAACCTGGGTACCAGTAGCAGTACCAGTAAGGGTAGCAGTAGTTCCATTAGGGCCACTGATTGTGAAAGTAGTAGCACCAGTTGCAGGAACTACGAGTTCAAGAATACCACTAGTAGTAGCAGCAGCATTTACGTAAACAGTAGGGTCAATAGCAGAAGGTGCGTATGAATTAAAACCACCGCGTGCTACTCCACGTAGCGCCTGCTTATTAGCCTGTTCTATTGCTGTGTTTGGTGTAATAGCCATGTTAGAATCCTCTCACGGTTGTGTTGTATTGATCGTTCTGGAATACCAGACCGACATTGTTTGCACCTTGGTAACCAGTACCGCTCAAGGTAGGTTGTGCTACACCACCAGTAACAGTTCCAGGGAATGTCTGTGGCAACCAAACACTGAACCATGGTTCATTATAGATTGTTGTACCGCTGAGCACTGTACCGCTTGGGATTACTGCGCCAACAGGCTCAGCACCAACGTTACTAGGCTTAACTGTGTTCTTAATTTCGTCGCTCATTTAAGCTCCTTATAAGGGTGGAGCTTTGCAGTCCACCGGTTGTTATGCGTTCTTCTTAGGCTTAGTAGGAGTGCTTGTGCTATTGTCCCAAACCTGTTCCCAAGACTGGCTTGGTCCCTTTGGTTCAGCTTCATCTGGCAAGTCAATCTTGTACATGCCATTGTTGTCACTAGCACCAGCAGCTAGACTGTCACGGAGGTGATCCATGTGACTTTCACTAGTACTGTTTTCATCCTTCAAATCAGCGATCTTATTCATAGCCTGCTCTTCGCTGAGGAAAGCAATGCGGCCACGTTGTACGGCTCTCAGTACATATGGGTCCTGGCGGATCTCAGTTGGAATAGGTTGGATGCTTCCGTGGTATCCAAGGCCAGCTAGTTTAAAGCTACCCTTAGGATTAGAAAACACCGTTCCACTGTCCATCAAGTTCTCAATCCAGTCTGCAGTGTTAATTTCTTGCATACCGGTGAAAGCGACTGGTGCAGCTGCACGAGCCTTGCTTAGATCAGCAGGATCCGGACGGTGATCTTCAACATATCCACCCAAGTCCACTACTGGAACTGGAGTTGATTCGCCATTGTCACCACTACGTGATACTGTTCTTGCCATTTTAATGCTCCTATCTTCAAGGGGATTTCTCCCTAGGTAGGTAAAGAGATTTTCGATACCTAGTTATTGCAACTTCGAGGGTATTTCTTTAATGCGAGTTTTACATCCTGGTGAGGTATAAGCTATTATATAACCTATACCCCACCTAGATGTGTTAAGACTAAGCCTTAACGATCTTACCAAGACCACGTGGGTTGAGTACGATCTCTGAAACGAGCTCGTCCATTACCCATCCCTTGTGGAACTTCTCAGGTGTGTGGTTCTCTTCAACATCGAGTGAGTACATAACTGGGAACACACCGAGGAATTCTGGTGATGGTGTCATGTAAACTGTACCCTGTGGTACTTCGATTGAACGTTGTACTTGGAAGCCACCGAATTGAACGATACGCTCACCGGCAACAACGCGGTCCTTGAATGCCCAACCTGTTTGGTTGATGTCCCACTTGTAGAGGTCACGGTAGTCAATTGGGTTGAACAATAGACGTGAAGCCTCCAACTGGTGAACTTCAATCAAAGCCACGAGGTCGTAGAGTGAGTCAGGAGTAATGTATCCTGAAAGCTCGTTAACGATGTGGTTAGGTGAAACAGTGTGGTTAGGGTCAACTGCGTAGTTGTTAATAGCAGCTTCAAGAACAGTGATAAGACGTGCGTCTTCCTGCATCATGATAGCTTGCTTTGACATGTCCTGAGCGTATTCAACGATGTTAACACGTAGGTACCAGAGGTCTTCCTTCTTAATTTGAGGGAATGTAGCAATACGGAACAAACGGACTGGAACTTTCTTACCTTCGAATGGGGTGACGCGAACTTCACCTTCATTACCAGAAAGAATGTAAGCCTGACCGTATTCGTCAAGTACATCGTACATAACTGGGACACCAGGTGTTAGTGGATCTTCCAGAAGAACGTTACGGGTCATACCCTGGTAACGAAGCTTAAGCTGGATAGGACCAATCATACCCTGTCCGAGACGGACCATGTAGTTGTCCTTGTCTGCAAGGATTCCTGCAAGACGGCGTTGCTTCTCTTCACGAGTAGCTGTCTTACGACCAGTTGCTGAAGCGAGACGCTCTTGAGCCTCTACAATGCTTGCAACATAATCGTCAGACTTCTTAGCAGTACGTGGAGCCAAGTGATCGGCTACAGCACCATTAGGAGTAATTGAACTCATTATTATATTTCCTTTCAAAAACCCTTAGGCGGTAGCGCCGAATGGGATTAGACGAACAGTGATCTGCGTTGGGCTGATTACATCAATCAACTCAGCTACTGGAACAGCACCAAGAGTACTTGCAGTACCTGAAGCTGAAGTGATCTGACCATTGGCGTTAGTGTACAGAAGTGTACGCACACCAGTAGTAAGAACGTTGTAAGCTTGAGTTGTGTCAAAAGCCGGAGCAGTGAGCGTAAAGAAGGCGTTAGAACCGCCGAGCCATACAGCCCATGCGTTAATTCCAACCTGAGTTACGTCATCAATGTTTGGGTTACGGTCAAGGGCAGACAAACCGAAAGGCTTTGCACCAGTAACGGTAACAGCAGTACCAGCATTGGCTACTGTGTCAGGTCCGGTACGGTACATAACCATACCTGAGTAGATATTGGTTGTGTCTGATGGGTCCAGGAACGTGTTGTATGGAGTAGCCTCGTACTTTTCGTACAATGGAGTACACGTACGGTGAACCCCAACGTTAGCTACGCTATTTAGTTGCAGCATTTTTCTTTCTCCTTAGTTAGGGATGATTAAAGTGTCATCAGCCAATCGTCAGACTGAATGTCCTGACGAGTAACTGTTGAGGCCGTTGTCAACCGACCCATTTCTGGCAAGCGATTACTTCCACTTGCCACTTTCTGGCTCCGGGGTTGACGGGCCCCAGACTCTTCGAGCATGTCGAGGCTAGCTTTGAATCCAGCAAGCTTTGCATCCGACATTTGCTCAAACTTTGCGATGTGCTTAGCACGGTCATCGTGTTGGACCATTCCAAGCTTCTCAAGACGCTCTACGATTTGAAGACTTTCAAAAATCTTCTCACGTGAGGCTTGTACCGCGGCGACTGTACCGGCGTATGGAGCGAGGGCAGGGTTAGTGCCATCGTAAGGCCATGGGGTACGATCTTCGTCTTCTTGTGGTGTGCGACCAGTTTCAGCACCATCATTGTAGAATGGTACGTAACCGGCGTCTTCACCGTTTACATCTTCAGGCACAAGAACATCAGTTTTGTGGTCAGCAGCCATGAGTTCATCACGGTCCCAAACGCCAGCTTGATCATCTAGATCGCGAACGTCTACAACTTGAAGTGATTCTTGGTTACCGTTAGAAGCTTTCTTCTTTGACTTCTTGCACTTGTCGCAACCTTTGCCCTTGCAATTCTTGCATTCTTCTTCTTCGTCTTCGTCTTCGTCTTCAGACTTCTTCTTAGCAGTCTTATTGTCGTCTGAATCAGCAACTGCATCGCCTTCAGACTTCTTGTCGTCAGTATCACCATCAGCGGTAGCAAACTTGTTGATGTCTTCTAGAAGGCTCTCAAGCTGAGTTAGATCAGATGAAGCTTGGCGGTAGTCACCAGTAGTAGCAAGGTCGTTCTCAATGTCAAGAACAATACTAGCAACAGTACCAACAACTTGATTAACTTCATCGTTGGCGCTAGCGAAACGAAGAACAGTAGCTGCATCATTAGCAGCAGTAATTAGGTTAGAGAAGTCAAAATCAGTTTGTGCTTCAATTGCATCACGGATTTCACGTGAAGACTTGTAAACATTGTAAAGACTTTCATCGATTGGGTTCTTTCCAGCATACACTGGTCCTCCTTCTGCGTAAACAGCACTTGAACCAGGCCCACCAATGATTTCACCTTGGTCGGCAGCGTCAAGGTCACGAACATCTATTTGACGCATCATTGGTTGGTTAGCAATCCAGTCAGCAACTTCATCAACAGGAGCTGGTGCCTTTTCAGGAGCACCAAAGCCACTGTCAAGATTGATAGTGTCAACTTGGTTGTATGGTTCTTGGCGAGGAGTTGTTGTCTTACCCTCTCCTACCTGTTGCTGGTAGGCATTGTCTGCCTGCTTGATCAGCTCATCATCGAAACGGCTCATTATAGCTCCTTGCTTTCGGCGTTTTCGTCGTTTTTATTTTGTGCATCCATTTGAGCACTTTGCTGGAGCATATTCTTCATGCGAGTCGTTGCATCCATGCTAGCGTTCATTGAATCATCTTGTAAAGCACCAAGATCAGAAACATCCTTGGAACTTTCTTTTAGCTTGTTTTTATTTTTTTCGATCTTTATTCCTGCAGGACTCAAAAAGTTACGTTGAACTTTTTTCATCATCCTAGGATCTATACCCAGAAACTTAGGTCTTTTAAATCCTAAAGCTCCAGCAATTTCATGACCACATCCAGGATTTTCGCAAGATCCTGATAATTCACCTTTTTTAAGCGAATCATTGTTAAATGTAAGGTCACCACATTTTGGGCATTTTACCTTTGCTTTTGAAACATCAGGTAACATATCTACAAAAGACAAACTTCTAAAAGCAGCTTTTTGTTGAATACCTTGAGCCTGTTGCCACTCGTTGATAGCATCCATAACCCTAGGATCGATGTAATTACAATCCGGGCAAATACCATCTCTGTAACCATTTCCTTGGCACTGCGGGCAGTCACCAAGAATGGAAATAGGTACACGAACTAATTCCAATGCCATTTTTCTTAGAGTTTCAGAAACTTTAAGGATTGGCATTGTTAATAACGTTTCTTCTGCAGTAGCCAAGCACTCTCATCAGCTGGTTCAAAAACAAAGCTAAGCTCGAAGAAATTTGGCTTAATGCAACTTTCATAAACAAGGCTGTCAATACGCTTCCCTTGTTTGTAAACAGTTACATTGCGACCTTTTAAACGAGGGATGTGGGTGCAGTACTCAGCAGGCTTGCTAGCGTACTTACCACAGGCACTGCATTGTGTGCCTTCTACATCAGCTCCCATGCTTACTGCATTAAGCTGTCCCTCCATAATTGCGTTTGCTAATTTAGGAAATGATTGCGCATCAACTTCCATCAAGCAATAAACACTAGCATCAGTAATACCACTTGCTAGCTTAGATTCACGATAAACAGCATCGAGGATAACTCCTCGAGCACGCTCTGGATCACTGTTATTGTGTTCTACATAGATTGGTCTTCCAACAAAAGTGCGGTAGCTTTTCTTGATCTGGTCTACAGGCCAAGCGTCGTAGTTAGCATTTACTCTAGAACTAATAGCTCTAGACACCGCATAAACATAACCAGGTTCTGGTGTAAAATCAAAATCATCTAATGTAACGTTGTGCAGCTCAATAGACTGGCTATGGCCAGCAAGAGTCTCTCTTCCCATTAGGGTTACAGTGGGTGCACCAAATTTTATCATCTTCAAAGCCTTTGATAAGCTAACAGTTGCGTTACATCGTTGTAATGTTTAAAGTTGTGTTAAATTTTATTTTTTAATAGTTCAGTCAATTGTTGTAGCATATCTTGGTGATCTTCACTTACCTTTAAATGATACGCAGCTAATTCTGCAGCAATACGATCTGCTCTTTTAGCAGCAATTAAAAGGATAGCTCCTTGCAATCCTGCCAATGTTGAAAGCATAAGGTTGAGAAGAATAAACGGATAAACATCAAAAGGATGTTTTGACATACCGTTATAAAACATCCATGCTGCCATAATAATTACAAATGAAAAAACAAAAGGCCATGATCCCATGCCGTGACGCATAACATCGGCAGCTTTTTCACCTAAAGTTCTTTCGTTGCCAGATCTTACCTCTGGGTGGAAGTCCCAGTGACTTACCTTCTTAATCGTCCGCATCTAGTAAACCTTCGTGGTAACCTAGATGACGGTTCAAATCACGGCCAATGCCGTCAACCTTTTTCTCTACACGGTCCCACTGATCTTTAGAACTAGATCCACCATTATTGCGGTGCTGAGAAAGTAACTGTTCTAGCTTGTCGTCCATATCTGCTTTAGTAACAGCAAGTTCTTCTTCAATACGGCTTAGCTCTTTAGAACTGTGATGAGTAAAATACTTTTGAACAACTTTAGCTAATGCTGCAAGAGCACCTACGGTAAAGAAAGCATTAGCTATGTAG